GCTGTCGATATAGACCCAGAAGGCGATAGCGTCTGTGTCCGCGTAATCTCGGGCCGCCAGCAGTCCGGTCGTGAGATCCCAGGCGGTGGCGGGTGTCAGCGTCATGCTGGCCGTCGCGCCCGCCAGGGCCGTGAGCTTCCTTGACTGGACGCCTTGCTTGATGTAGGTGCCGGTGGCCTCGGCCGCGCCGCCAGCCCACACCGCTTCGCCTGCTTCCATATCCGCGATGTGCTTCGCCCCGAGAGGAATCAGGCGGGTGCCGTCGTACTTGTACTGTGTGTTGGTGCCGTTCCCGATCACCAGGTAGTCGCCCAGTTGAGTGTGTGACCACCATTCAGTGGTGGACAACCCTCGGCGCAGGATTGTCCACGTAGCCCCGCCATCCGTGGAACGGTACGCAATCCCATTCTGACAGGCCATGAGGTAGGCTGCCGTGCCGGTGGACGGCGTGTACCGAGCCAAGACAAGCGGGTCGTTGCCATCCGGCGCCACGAAACCCGCAATGTGAAGGGTGGCCCCATCCATGCCGGAGGGATACCCGCCATTCGTCGTCATATTCTGGACATCCGGCGAGCACCTGGGGTTGATCCCGGTCGGCTCGGATTGGCTGTCCAAGCCTCCGGCCAGGCCCGTCACCGCAACTGTCACCGTCCCATCCTCACCGATCTGCGACTGTACTGGCATCAGACGTAAGGGTTCCAGGCTTCGACTTTCTCTACATCGTGCTCTTGCCGCTCCTGCACGTCCGGCTTCATATCCTTCAAGGCGTTGGTGAACTCGGCCATCTTCTTGTCCCGTGATCCCCAGTCCCGTTGCTTGCCGTAGCAGCAGGCTGCGACGTACTTGGTCAGGATGTGGTGTTGCTCACGAGGGAATGGCGGGATGGTCGCCAGCATGTGTCCCACGCCAGCCACGCCCGCCGTCGGCCAGTTGGCCAGGAGCGTACACGCCCCGTCCCCGGTCGGCGTATTGATGGGATAGTAGAAGGTACTCGGGTCCACCCATGTTCCTCCGGTCGTCTGACTGACGATCTTGGGAGCATTGGCGTCCGCCGACACGATGAGCTCAAGGTCCGAGTACAGCCGTGAGGCAACCCAGGCGCTTCCTACGCCGGTGACGCCAGCCGCCCCGTTCAGGATCGTGACAGTCCCCGTGCTGTAAATCTGCATGGGCAGGGACCGGCTGATGAAGGCAAGCTCAATGTCCAGGGTGGCGTTGATCATGTTGGCCAGGTAGAGCGTGCGCTCTCCCACGATGGAGCAATAGATCACGTCCCCCAGTGGGAACTCGTTGGTGTATCCTTCCAGCGACTTGAAATCATCTCGGGCGAGATCCGAGATGACGAATCGCGTGAACTCGTACCCGCTCGTGATGCACCGGATGCGCTTCAGGATGAGGCAATCCGGTGGCAGCGTGACGAGCTTGCTCGCCGCCGTAAGTTGGAGCGTGGACGGATCGAAGGTCTCGTGGCCCCAGGTGTAGGCGACATCGTTGCTCTGGAGGATGACCAAGCCATGGTCCGCGTGCGCCCGTCGGACGACCTTTTCCATCTCCTCCTTGCCGTCGTTTGCCCAGGCCAAGAGGTCCGTCTGGGTAAAGAACGGGTCTGTCGTGGAATCCACGTTCACGGCGTCCACGTCGGAAAGGGATTGGCGGAGGATCTGGGCGACGTTCATTGTGTCACCTTAGTATTGACGCCACACATCAACCCGGTAGGTGGCAGAACCCAAGTCTACTGGAGCGCCGGTCACGTTTCCGAGGAGCCAAGTCACATTTCCGTCACTGGACACATAGGCCGAGAGGATCAGCCCTTGCAGGGAAATACTTGCAGACGGCACGCATTTATCACCCAACTGCACTCCCGTAACTGCTGCCGCCGCTCCCGCTTGGGCTCCGTCGCCAATGGCAGGTGCGTCCCACACCATAGACCCAGACGTACGGAACATGTGGAGACTAGGTGCAGCGCCTCCACCGTCCACCAGGATATCTCCAGCGATAGACGTGCCCTCCACGTTGAGCACCATGGCATCGTTGGAGACGGAGATGTCCCCCGCCGTGAACCGGCAGCCTATGAGGTTGAACTGGCTCGTGGAGATCACCCGCAAGGCCACCGTCTCCCCGGCGTCCAGGGTGGCCGTCGCTGGCGTGTGGTTGACGCCGATGAATGTCGTCGGAATCGTGAAGCTCGTTGCCATCGTCATGAATGGCCGTGTCGTCTCGGAATACGCGCCGTATACCTCTAGGAACCCGTTGAAGCCGGCCACATGGATATCCGAAGATCCTACCGCGTTCTTCACCCCCTCGAAGTTGACGCCGTACAGCCGGAGCCCCCCCGCATCCATCCGAATATTGTGCACGACGGTCGCCCCGGTGTTGGGGCCACTGAACGCACTGTCACCCATCCTAGAGTCATAGAAGTTGATGTTGTAGGCGTTACCCGTCCGCTGCCAGTAGTTGAGCACATTGTCGAGCAAGAACACGTTGGTGAACCGCAATTCCGACACCTGCGCGTTGTGATCGGCCACACCGTCCACGGTGATGCCTGCCGTCGTGCAGCCAATGATGGCGACGTTCTCGAACGTGTTGTTGTAACTGCCCGGGGCATTGTCGCTGAGGACCATCAGACCATTAGCGGCTACGCCGTCCCCGTTGATGAAGATGCCGCTGACCTGGATGCCCCTGGCGTCTAGGATCGTCAGCACGGACCCACCGGCAGCCCCCGTCCATTTCAGTGTGGCGGTTCCCCCGTAGTAATCGGCCCCGATGAGCTTGCAGCCCTCTCTACCGTCTCCATCGAAGGTCACGGCCGCGGCGATGGCCATATTGGACGGTAGGTAGATCAGGCTGCCCGGCGTGGCGGCATCGAAGGCGTCCTGGAGGGCCGCTGAATCATCCGTCGCCCCATCGCAGACGGCGCCGAAGTTCCTGGGGTCGATGAAGGGGGAGATCGGGTAGGCAATGAGGCCGTTGCCGGTCCCGAAGCCGCGTGGCCCGTCGGTGATCCGGTAAATTCCCCCAATGTCCGTGGGTGCCGCACCCAAGGCGTATGAGTCCAGCAGGGTAATATCCGCCGGGATGGTCACCGCCGGCGTGCCGGATTGGTCGGAGGAGATGAGGCCGCGCCCTTTGATGCCGGTCATATTCACCTTTCAGGAAATGGCGGGCAGTTCCACCCATCCCTTAAGAGTTCCAAGATTTAAGATATCGCCGTCCCTGTTCCCAGCGAAGTGATTGGCCACAACCCCCACGATTCCGCTGCTCACATACAGGCCGTACGTTTGGGTCTTTACCTCCTGGTCATCCGTGGCGGTATTGGCCAGAAGAGTGATATTGGTATTCGCGGAAAGATAGATCCCGCGACCTGCGTGGTTTGTGACGGTATTGCCCCCCAGCGACCCGTCTGTACAGAGTTGGACTAGGATCCCGTGGCCAGCTCCTCCAGTCAGCGTATTACCCTGCACGCTGTAGTTCTTTACATAGTTCAAGAAAACCTGTTGGCCATTAGGCGCGGTCGCGCCCTTGATGACGTTCCCATTCAGGGAGATATCGGAGACCATCACCGTAGGGCCGGCACCGCTCAGCACAACCGCCCCGCCAGCACCGTTCCCAGTTGCAGCCGTGATGGTATTCCCGTTGATGGTGATATCCGTAGATCCTGTGACGGTTGGCTGGACCGCAATGCCGTTCCCAGCCAGCGCATTGAGGGTGTTTCCCTGAATGGTCAGCCGTGACGCTTTCAAGATGCGGATAGCGGCCCCGGGTGCAGTGCCAGTAAGACCTGAGAAATTATTCCCTTCGATTACTCCATCCGTCACGGTCGCATTTGTCGCGGCCGCGCACACGATGCCGTTGGTCCCCCCAGTGACGCGATTCTTGTTGAATCGGAAATCTCGGACTGAACCGCTTCCCGGCTCCACGTCGATGCCCGCATTGTTCCCATTCTGGGAATCAATCTCATTCTCCGAGATGTTCACACCGGCCACACTATTGACGACGCTGATCCCGTTGCGTCCACAGTTCGCAAACCGATTCCACGTGACGACGGCTCCCGTGGACACTGGGTTGGCTCCGGTTCCACCAAGGTAGATCCCATCCCCACCCTTTCCCATGCCATCCCCGATGGAAATGTTGCGAAAGATACAGCGGCTTACGGTGGCATTCGTGGTGCCGAGCAGCGAGAGACCGAAATCGCTCGTCTCTGGTCGATTGATTGCGTTTCCATCGAATGTGAGGTCCTTGATGGTCACGCCAGTTCTGTTGTTGGCGATCAGAATAGAGGATTGATTCCCTGCCTGTGGAGATAATCGAAGGATAGTTGCCGGTCCAGCTCCCTCAATGGTCGTGTTGTCCGCATAGATCGTAATGGGATCGACCACATAAACTCCCGGGGGGAATCGAATCGTCTTTCCGCCCCCCGACATCACAGCCGCCCGGACGGAGACCGTATCAAGGGAGTTACCGTCTCCAGCCGCATAAAATGGATAGTCCCTCACATTGATAACACCAAGATCCCCCTGCATATAGGCAACGATTCCATCCAGGGCCGTAGGAACCGTCGCTGCTACTATCGCTGACTGCATGGGCGAACACAGCCCGGGCCCGAGGCGTCCAGTCATCTCTAGTCGTTGATCGACATACCGCCAACCGGGGCGGTGTGGGCGAACCGCTCGGGAACGGTCCTGACTCTATTCATGTACCGGAACGCGGCCTTCGCCCGTTGCCGGACCTCATCCATCCACCGAGCCCGGCTCTCACGGCGACACTCGGCCTGCGCTTGGTCAATCTCGTCATTCACCTTGTCAGCTCCATCTCGCCGCCAAATGTCGCCCTGGAACAGGGTGAAGAAGACGCGGTTGTCCAGACATTCACGATCCGCCTCAAAGAGGACCACGTACCCGTCCAGGGCCGCCCGGTACTCTTCGGCCATGAACCGTAACCGGTGGTCGAACTCTGCCCGCCATTCCGGGGATGGTTCTTTCTCCATCTCCTCAGTGAGTGTCTGAATAACCTCATCATCGGCCAGGAGTTTCGGCTCGATGGGCTTGGCGCGGCTGACCTTGCGCTCAATCAGGTACGAGCCAAGCGCATCGGACCAGCGACAACGGAGGGCCGAGTCGAAGGCCCGCAACCGCTCGCTGAATCTTGGTGATACGCTGAAGAGTGGCATGGCGACTCCTACACGTAGAAACTCGATCCGTCGTGAAACATCTTGCGGTATCGGACAGATCCTGGAATGGAAATGAAAGGTACCGGAAGCCCGTAGACGGCGTAGCTATAGCTGGCCGCGTTCCGATCAAACCCCGTTGTCTCACTGACGATAGATTGCGTGGCAGACTCTGGCCCGTTCAGGGCAGTGCATCCAGAGGAAGACGGAGAGAGGACTTTCTTGGACGAGATGGTATCCCACAGCATCGTACCCGCCGTGGCCGTGTTCTTCTGGAAGACGAAAGAGATTTTCACGGCTTGCGACGTGGTAATGTACGCCGGGCTGTACGCGACCCACGCACCGGATGTGGTCAGGATGACGACCCGAGTGTTCGTGCTGTTATAGGCCCCATCCTTGAAGACCAACCAGGATTCTTCGTTCCCGGAGGTCCCCGATTTCACGTAACCATTCAGGACATATAGGGCTCCGCTCGTAGGCCCGGCCTTTTCCTGATAGAAATATTGATAGGCCGCACCTGTCCTCGTGAGCTGGAGGCAGTTTCCCGCTTGTCCTCCAGCGACCGCCGCCAAGGTGCAGTTCCCTCCACCGGCAGTCCATCCGGTGGGTGGTGGACCACCAGTCCAATCGGCTCCGTTGCTGACGATTTCTACGTCATACGTCTCCCCCGTGCCGGGCGTCCCAAGCCACACCACCAGATCCCGTGCGGTCTCGGTCAGGACGAGTTTGTGTCTGCCGTCGGCCCACTGTGCGACGTTGACCGTCGCCCCGAGATCCACGAAGGCCCCGGCCGCAACGAGGTATAGCTTGATGTTCGGAGCTGCGACCGTGCCGCTAGCAACCAGGATCATGGTCGCCCCTACCCAGTGAACGTATCCGCTTCTACGTAGACGGTGTTTCCCGCGTTCGCCGTCGAGAAGTAGGCCACCACGCCGTCGGCCTCTTCATGCCAATACTCAGTCGCATCACAGGCATAGACGCCATTGTCCGCGTAGCCTTCGACGGCACGGATCACACCGATCTCCAGTCCGGTGACGATGGCCGCCACGTCTCCAGCTTCACGATCGGCCGAGGTGAACCGAAGCCAGTACAGGCCGTCCTTCACCCCGCCCAAGCTGGCGCTCACAGTCCAATCGGAGGGGGGTGGCATCACCCAGTTCTTCGTTTCTGCGGCCCACACTGCGTTGGCCTGGGTCCACGCATCGGTAAACGTTCCGGCAGAAACCGCCGCAGACCAGGAACCACCCTGCGAATAGCAGACGGTGTGATCGACAACCGTTCCGCCTCCGGCGTTCGTCTCCGCCGTGCCGATGGTGGCCGAGAGCCAGCCGAACGGATATCGGCACCCGATGGCAAAGCCTGTCTGGTCGGCGCCCGCAACCTGTACCGTGGCCCCGCTGGTGCTCTGGAGCGTGGAGGTCAGATCCGTGTAGGTCACCCCGTCGCCCGAGAGGCGCCCGCCCATCCACGTCCGGTTCGCCAGCCGAAATCCGATTCCCATGTTGGCCACACCGCCGCTTCGGTTCTGCAACTCAAACCGCCGGATCACAATGCCGTTGCGGTGAGTGGTCAAGGCCGAATTTGATGCGAATCGGGTCTGGATGCCGGGCGGCACCCAGATCAGCCCGGTGCTTGTCTGTTGTGTGCTCGCGGCCCGGAGGATCGCCGGATGGGTTTTCGTGATCGAGTTGGCCATGGTTACGCCTCCAGGACGTACGACAGCAGGATGTCGAAATGGGTGGCCGTGATCAAGTCGTAGGCCCCTGCGCTCACCGCACGACAGGTGATGGCGGCCGCGGCATCATTGGCCACGAAGCTCGCCCCCGAGTTCTGCACGCTCGTATTCGCCGTGTTGATCTGGCAGACGGCATGTTGGGTCAGGGCCGCGAGCAGGGCGGTGTAGAGGGCGGTGGATACTGTCGCCTGCACCCCGTACACTGCGATGCCCGTCGCGTCCGCCGTGGCCCCTGCGTTTCCACCGATGGTGATCACCTTCACATCCACCAACCGGTACTTGAGACCCGTGACGGCGGCAAGCAGCGTGTGCCCCGCGTTCATTTCGGCCACGGTGACCCGGTGGCGCTGATGCAGGACCCCCGCATCCCCATTGACGTTGAGGATTTCGGACAGGTAGAGATTGGTCCACTTGCGAGAGGAAGTACTCAGCCCCAATGTACCGGTGGCATTCGGAATCATCGGGACATGCCATCCGTTCTCGTCAAAGACCACCGTGCCGTCCTGTGTCTTGATGAGAAAGGGCGGAAAGAGCACAATGCTGTTCCCGATGAGGGCGCGATCCGGAGAGCCTGTATCCGCCATCTCATTCCCTCCAGTTGATTGCAGCGTATCCTGCCCGGTACCGTTCCATAGCCGTACGTGTGCCCTCGCCCACGACGGCGAAATGTGCGCGTTCGTACTTCATGTGATTGTCCTGGGCGGACAGGTCGAAACCGCGATGCCGCTCGGACAACACCCGATCCTGTGCGCGCCGATTGGCGCGAAGCTCGCTATCGCTGCAGTAACTCACCGCATCCCCCGTAGGGGCAGGGGCCGATGCCCCCGCCCCTGGATCGTTCCCTTACGCAGCTCCGACGTAGGCCGCTCGACCGGCGCCACCTTCCACGGTGGCAATCCAGCTCGACACAAGGTCCACGTCATTGACCGCACCTGCGGTCGTCACGATGGTCGTGTTCGTGGCATATCCCACGCTGCCCGTGAATTCCTTGATCGTCACGTTGGTCGCCGTGGCGGTCATGTCCACCATGTCGATGAGGGTCGTCACTGTCCCGCCCCCACCGATTTGGCCGTGACCGGGACCGACCACGATGCCGGTACACCCGGCCCCGTCGATGTCCAGGAGGCTGATGGCGAGTGCTCCAGCACCGGCCGCGTTGTGGAAGTGGCGAAAATACTGGAACACCGCGTTGGTCACCGTCCCATCCAGCTCGAACATGGGTCCCTGCTGAGTGTCGGTCGTGAAATAGAAGTGCTCGAACAGGGAATCATCCATGGTCCCATCTGCAAGCATGAACTGGGTGGCCGCATTCGCGGCGATGCCGTCGGCGTCGTACTGGAAGTGGTGGAAGTGGAACCGATTCGCCCCGGTCGCCACGGCCCAAATGTGGGACGCGGTGAGGGGAACGAAGCGAAGGAAGGCCACCTCCAGACGGTCGGACGCCGCGGTTACCCCGATGGACGCTGCAACCGCCGCCGTGATCGTGGCGCGCGCTTGCGATGGATGGCCCACCGGAGAGCCGACCCAACGCGCATCCGGCACATTCTGCGCCAACGCCGTGGCGATGGAGTAGTTTCCAGGGGTGTAGTAGAGCGTGTCGCCCCGGAAGTCCACCATGGCGTCAATGGCGGCTTGAATGGCCAGGTAGTCGGCGGAGTAATCGCCCGTGCGAAACACGTAGCCAGGGTTCCGCTCTCCCCAGAGATCCAGAGGGCCGGTGTGATCCGACTTGCCCCATCCTTGTGCCTGGGTCCGGTAGTTACTGTCCACGAGGTAGAAGGTCTGCCCGATGTCCGGATAGGACTTGAGCAGGGCCGCCTGCACGTCGCCGGACAGATTGCTGAATCCTACTGGCATGCTCGTCTCCTTTGCTCGGCATTCGGACGGCCCCCTATTCGAGGGCCGTCCCCGTCCCTACCACGGTCCTACAGGTTCACGTTTTATGTTTCTTGTTGCCGCAACACGCGTTTAGCGACTGCAACTCAACACGAAGGGCCTCCCTCCTGGCGACAATCTCTGGAGGGACGCGCCTCCTTGAGGGGTTGAGAATCGCAGTCCTCCTGAACTCCAGGCCAAGTTCAGCCTGACGCCGCTTGATTCGAAGGTAGGGAAACACCGCCGCAAGAAATTCTCCAACCGCGTTCGTCTTAATGATCCACTGGTAAACTGCGGTCTGTGCGGGCGGTTTGGAGTTGCGATATACTCCTCCTCCGAACATGGACTGGATCCACTCCAATGTAGTGCGGCTTTGATTCGTGATACCAACCAGCACCACATAGGAGTTCGTACATTTGGCGTTACGGCAGATGGACACATGTCCTTCGCCGTCGAATAATCCAGCCACGTAAGCAACGTCAGTCTCTGTCAAGGTGCACTAGATCCTTCAATTGCGGTACACGACCCAGGCGCGGATATCGCCTACGCTCGGATTCGCGCCGTCCCGCCCGTCGGCCAGCAGATCCAGGCCAGCGGGGAAGTTGATGCCCTTGGGAAAGACGTGGGGCCAGAACTCCTCGGTGCCCGCCGTGGCACACGCCGGGATCTGGTAGACCCACAGGTCATCGTTGTCGAGGATGGCCGTCTGGTCGAAGTCCCCGGCCGCGGTGTCTGTCATACAAAAGAAGTCCCGCTCGGCGTCGGCGCTGATGCTGCCGATGAGCAGGCCGTACACGTCAACCGCCGTGGCGGAAATGACGCTGGTGGCCTCCACCACGCTGGCGTCGTATCCCAACTGCCAGTCGGTCTGGTCCTTGAGGTTGGTGGACAACATCACCTCTTTCATCTGCTTGACCCAGAGGGCCACGGACTGGTCGGCCCCCGCGAGACTGCTGGCGATGGCCTCCAGATCCGGGATGATCACATGCGGAGCTGGCATTGCGTTTTCCTTGCCCTCGCCCACTGGGGTACTTAGGCGTCGGCCCGGGTCCAGGCACTCATGGGGTTAGACTCTGACGTACGCTCGGTGCGTGGCCTGACCCTCTGGGCCAGGCAAGTCCACGTAGTTGGGAATAGACTCCGTGTCGAACAGTTCCTTGCCGGGCTTCGTGTCCGTGGGCTTCAGGAACTCCGGTTCCGCCTCTGCTTCGACGTACTCCGGAACGTACACCGCGTTGCCCAACGGATCGGACTCGCTCTCCACCTTGTTGAACCGCACCAGCGCCCACCCCGGCCCCAAGGCCAAGGCGCGCTCGGCGGTCAATTGGCCTCCTGACATCCGCCGGAGGGTGCCCGGAATGATGCTGTGGGCCCGGATGTGCTCGGCGGTCGCGGTCGGCAAGAGCCGTACCTGATGCGGCTGGAAGGTGATCGGGCGCCCGTCAAAGAACAGTTCATACGTCTCGTTCGTCCGGTTGTAGACGTACCGTTGCCCTTCGGTTTCCGGGACGGTGTATTTCCCCTCGGCCTTGCGTTCCTCAGACATGAATTCCTCCTTGGTCGGCAGGACCGAGGCTGCACGGGGAGTGCGGGCCGCCTTCTCACACCGCCGGCACAAGCCGCTTCGCTTGCCTTGGGCGCTCATGATCGACGTGCCGCACTCCCGACAGTGCATCAGTCACCGCCTCCGACTAGATCACGTGAAGTGCCACGAGGTCACAGCTGATGTTGGTCAACCGCCACAGGCGATTGGGCCGCTCGGCTGCGAACTGCTCGAAGCACCGGAAGTACGCATCCCAGGTATCCACGGCGGTCGTGCTGGCCTTGAACATGTTGCCGTCGCGGTCGGCCCATCCCATGGGTCCTGGGTAGTGCTTGAGGTCTCGGGTATCCAGGCCGAACATCTGCCCGTACGGGGCGTCCGGATCCTGGTAGATCGGGATGGGACCGAACTTCAGGCCGGTCTGAGCGTACGCGCGCGCGCCCGCCGCCTTGGTCCCGAGGTTGGGACTCTGGAGGTCGCCAGCGGTGTACCGCCGGTCCATCTCCGCGATCCGGAGGTAGGACCGCTTCACCGCTGACTCCACCCAGATTTCGTTCGTGATGGCCCCGCCGACCTTGTGGGCCGCATCACACGCCCGCTGGATCACGTCGGCAGAGAGCGCCCCACCGACCGAGATGACGTGGGCGTTCAGGACCGGGAACGTGGTCCGCGACAGGCCGAAGTAGATGTTGACGCTGCCGCCGTTATCCACCATGCCGTCCAACCCCATCGGCGGATGCGCCCATTCGGTGTTGCCTATCGTGAGGGTGCCGGTCGTCTGGACGCACTTGACCACAAAGTCGTTGTCGGTCCAGGTCACGGCAGCCGTGGTGGTGAATGTCGAAGCGGTGGGAACGGCATTCACCTCGTACGCCACCGCCTGCCGGAGGGAACCGCCCGGCGTCACTGCCGACACCCAGTCGCCCACGTTGATGAACCGCGTCCCGTCATCCGCCCCGGCGATGCCGCCCGGAGAATCCACGGTCACGGTGGTGGTGGTCGCGGCGCCGTTACAGAGCGCCAGGACGCCGCGCCCGTTGCCCCACAGGGCCCGGTTGCGCCGGATCCGCAGACCCTCTTGCAGGTCGGAAATGTGAATCTCCAGGGCATCCCCGAAGGCCGCCTCGTTGCTGCGCGAGGCGTTGAGCAGTTGCTCGGTGAGTTCCATCGCGTGATGGTAGTACCGCTCCGGGATTACCAGATTCTGGATCTCGACCGCCCCGGCTACCGGAGGTGCACCACCTTCTGCGGTGTAGTAGCCGCCCCGGTTGCGGTTGACCTTGATCCCCCGGAGCTTGGCCCGCCCGAGAATCGCGGAGGCGGTGCCCTTGCTGAAACTGTCAAAGAGCGGGGTTTCGGCGTTCAGTTGCGGCACGATGCCGGGTTCCACCTCGTCTCTGAGGAGGTCACCAACTGTGCTGGTATTTGCTGGCATCTACTCATCCTCCCTTGGCGTTCACCTCTCGCAACCGGGCCCGGAAGCGTTGCATGCCTTCCGCGACACTTTGGGCCGGCGCGGGTGGCTTGTTGTCTGCGGTGCCACCTCCAGAGCCGTGTGGCTTCGGCAGGTGACCCAGCTTTTCTTTGTCACGTTGGACTTGAGCGTCCGCTTTGCGAGCGTTGACGGTGCCGATGTCGTCAAAGTAGGCTTTGGCTGCTTTCCGGATGGCGGCCTCTGGGTTGCGCCAATATTTGAGATGGAGACGACGATCCCCCTTGATCTCGTTGGCGAATCGCTTGGACCACTTCACCAGCGAGGCGTCATCCGTGGGCAGGCCGTATTCCTTCAACACCTCCACCGTGGCTTCCAGTGCGTCTTCCTCCAGGCCCTCCTGCATGGCCTGTTGCGTCTCGTATGCCTGCTCGCCCTTGGCGATGCCGTCGTCAAGATCGCGGATTTCGGCCTTGGCCCTGGCTCGGAGCGATTCGAGCCGCTTCTGCTCCTCAGATTTCGGTTCGCCCGGTTGACGGGCTTCCTCCATCCGTTCGATCCGGTCGTTGATCTGATCGAGTTTCTGGACCTGAGCGCCGCGCTGGGCCGCGATCTCTTCCGGAGTGCCGAACTTCTCGTACGCCGACAGTCGCTCCTTCATGGTCCGCCGCTCGTCGAGGAGCTTGTTGAACCGCTCCTTCGTCTCCGCCTTCGCATCGGCGGGAAGCGTCAACTCCTGGTCAACTTGCGGCTGGACCGTTGTGGTTGTGGACGGGTCAACCGGTGTCACGTCCGTGGTGGTGGTACCGTCTTCTCCTGGCATGACTCACTCCTTCCGGATGGCGAATCCCGGTACGCCGTGATCCGTGCCGATGGGCGAGGTCGGCGTTCAGCCCTTGGGACGGAGGGTGCGATACGGATTCCCCGCACCCTTGGTGCTCGCGTACTTGTGCAACTCCTCTTTGCCCATCTTCAGCAGGCCGCGATTCCGCTTGTAGAGCTTGCCCGGCTCGTGCTCGGCAATCGCGGCCGCAACGCGCTGTTTTCTGCTGACTGCTGGCATCGCTGCATTCCTCCCGAAAACAAAAAGCCCCAGCCGCCTCGCAATGAGGCAGTTGGGGCTCGTCTGTACGGTGACCCGTTATTTAGTTGTGACTACTTCGCCAGCAACTTCTCCTTCACTTCCGCGTTGAGGATGCGTCCCTCAGAGACGTTCAGGGCAATCTGGCCCGTCTTCCGTTGCTCCACCCATTCCTTGATCCGCTGATAGATGTTCATGGGAATCGGGTCGCTCACTGTCAGTCGCTCCTCGGCAACTGCACCAAGAACACGGAATTATCGTCGTGCGGTTCAGGCTGTCCATTGGCCAGAGCAACCGCATTCTCAATGATCTGCGATTCGGTCAGGCGCAATTCCGGCCAATCCACCTTGACGGGAACCACGACGTAGGCCCCCGGGATGTGGGGGCTGCCATTACGGGTGGCCTTGATTGCCTCTGCTGGAATCACAATCACGCGCATTATGCGTTTCCCGCCGTTACACCGCTCATCATGTCCGGAGAGGCGTCCTGTCGCTCCTCATCGAGCACTGACTCCTCATCCGTTGGAGGCCCGCCGTTCTTCCCGCCTCCGCCACCCCCGCCCGGGCCGGCTCCACCGATACGCGGAGGATTCTGACCGGCGCCCGCCATCTGATTCAGGATGTCTTCGCGCATGGCCTGGTAGTGCAGTTGCGCGCGAAGGACGATGGCTTGCTGCCTCCACGGTTCCAGGGACTCGAATTCCTCATCCTTGATGTAGTTGGTCAAGACGTTCAAGTGAATCGCATGGTTGTCGAACGGGTATGGAGCTGGCGGAAGCTGGCCCGGATCTGGCGCCTGGATCATCTGATCCAATACCCGTCCCGCCCGTTCGTAATCCCGATTGTAGTCCGGCATGAGTTCTGGGATCCTGAGGGCCCGGAGACCCAGGAAGCGTTGCTGGGGATCGAATGGGTTGATGAATCCCATTTGGGTGCCCTGGGCGATCCGAGCCGTCTTCGCCACCATCGTCATGGGCCAACCCTGGCCCACGTCCACGTCGATATCGACGCCCCCGATCATCTGCGATTTGTTGAACGTCTTGGTCGCCCACCGCCCGATACCGAGGCTGAGGGTGCGCTCCTCGTCGGCGTACTCCCGCCAGATGTTGATCCCCTGCCGCGACACCTCGGCCCATCCCGTGGCCCAGTTCGCGAAGGCATTGCTTTGCCCCTGCGAGGCCCGCTCGTCCAGAAGTTGGAGGGCAGCGTAGGCGCTGACGCCCCGTGGGGCCTCCCCCCGGGAGACCTCGTAACTCCCGAAGACCTCGTCGATCTCGGCCTTCCGGATGGCCCGGTACTGGTAGATGTCGGCGGCCACCATCACGCCCTGCGCTCGCTCCGGCTTGTGACCGGTGGCGAGGGGGTTGTAGCGGATGTAGACGCCTCCCGGGTCTCCGGAGATTCGCTTCGGGTCAGATCCGTGAGGGATCAGCCACACCGCGTTGCTCATGGCGCGGTGGTGGTTCTTGATGTAGAAATCGAGTTCATTCAACTCCCGTTGCAGCGGCGTCACGTCGTCACAGCGGGTGCTCGCCAGGGCGCGGCCCGGCACCTGATCGAACTCGATATGGGCCACGTTGAGCATGGGTTCGCCCCGCTCGTCATGGTAGGGGTATGGGATGCCGCTCGCCACAGGCTGCCCTGCGTCATCGAAGGCAATCGGCGCGATCTTATCGCCAACGATCTCGGCGTAGATGCCGCCAGGGGCCTTCTCCGGGTGCGGACGGATCCAGAGGCGCTCCACCAGGGCGCGCTGTCCAGATGCCTCCGTGACACCGGAGAGGCCGCCGGACCCGAAGGCGGAGAAGGCGAGACTGTCGTAGAGGACGGCCAGGTTGTCGTTGTAGCGGGAGTACGTGACGTTCTCCGCGAACTCCTCTCCGTACCGCTCGGAGATCCACGCCCGATCGCGCGTGCGGGCGATGCGGACGTACGGACTCTTATGGAACCGTTCCGCCTGGGGGTCGAACCGCACGGTGAAGACGTTTTCCAGTTCAACCGAATGCCGGCCACGTGGATACGCAATCCCCATGGGCTGCCCGGGTCCGAACACGTCTGATCCGATCTGTCCGGGTCCGACGGCCATCTCGAATCGAGGGCGGGTCACGGTGGTTGGCGTCGGCTGCCCGGTCATCGTGTCGGGTTGGACGGATACCTCCGAGGACTGGCAATATGGACACAGACCACCGACCTCTTCGATGTCCTTCGGCATCGCGACCTGACCGCATCCGAGACACCGACGAGCCTGGATGAACCGAGTCCCGGTCTCCGGGCTGTTGTCATACATGCTGACTACGAAGACATTGCCAGTCGTGGCGAGCCACCGGGCCGCCAGCGGCTTGAGGTCTGCCACTCGCGTTTCCTTCTCGATGGCCAGGTTGACCCGATCCGCAACCGAGGCGGCCACGTAGTCGGCATCCTGGTTGCTGCCGGGGGACCACGTGAGCGGCGGCTTGAACCCAACGAGCTTGCTGGCCAAGTCGTTGATGAGCGGCTTGATCCGGTTCGTCACCGGCCGCGGTGGGGTATCCTTGGAGAGTCCCAGGGGGCGCCAGGCACGGATATTGCTGCTGTACGTCCACCACTGGAGCTGGCCGCCAATGAACATGAGGATGTTCTCTTGGGCCTGCCGCTCGATGGCGTTCCAGAACGTGAGGTTGGCCTGCCCGACATCCTTGGCGTACCGCAGGATGCCGTCGATGTCCTGGTAGCCGTTCGGGTATTCAAACGCCATCGGCTGCCCCTGGGAGGACCGCCCCGATGCCGTGCTTCACCATGTCGGCCTCGATCCTGGCCACTTCCTCCGGGTCCTCCCGCAACGGGTCCTCGTACTCCGGGGGACTCGGCAACGGCGTGATGGGCGGCACCCCTCGTACTGCCAAGAGTGCGTCCACGGCGTTGTCGGCCCGCTGGCGCTCGTGTACACGCTCCTCGTCCACCCGTTTCAGGGTCGCTTGCAGTTCCTCCAGACGGTCGCGGAGTTGTTCTGCTTCGGCGGCATAGGAGGCACACCGTTGCAATGCCAATTCGTATTCCTCACGGTCCTTGCCGGTCAAGAGCCTCATGGTGTCCAGCTCTCCACCATCTCCAGCGGATTCGGGTCGAAGACATCGGACAATCGGTTTCCGTCCTCCCGATCCTCGCGTTCCTTTCGCTCGCGGAGCAGATCCGCCCAGAGGAAGTCGATCCGTTCCTTCTCGGCCCGTTGCTCCGGCGTCAACTCGGGAGTGGGGTTGGCGCTCTCCTCCGGCAGACCCACCGGGGCGAGGGACGCATAGCCAGCCCCTTCCAGACAGTGGTCGTTGCCATCTTTCGGCTTCCCCGGGGCCTTCTCGTCCCACTCATAGTCGAGGATTTCCCGCCTCAAGTTCGGCACGCGGCCGCGCATGAGTTTCATCTTGCCAGTCTGGAGGAGTTCCGTCATGCGGATGATCCGGGCATTCACACTCCAGTCGTGGGGGGTACCCGCGATGAGATCGACGGTCAGGAGTTCCGTGATGACCTGCATCGCATCCCGGCCTGTCATGATGGCCGATGGTTGGCGCCCGTTCAGCTTCAACTTCAGCCACCCGCCGCGTTGCGCGATAGAGGCGGTTGTCACGTCGTAGATCTCGTTCCACCAGTACAGGGTGCCGTTGGGCGAGTAAGACCCGATGGCGATGGCGGTGGGGTCGCTTCCCCCGCCGGCACCGTGATCCCACCCCACGATATGTGTCCAGTCCCGGGGAGCCTCAAAGGGGTCGCACTCGTGGAGCATCGGGTCAAATGGGTAGACCAGGCCGGAGTAGGAGGCCGCCTCCCCGCCGAACTGCTCCGCGAACATCGGCCGCGGGAGTCGCTTCCGCGCCTTCTCGATCACCTCTGGCAGATACTCGCCTGCATGGAGGACATCTCCGAACTCGGGCACGTACGACACCTGGCAGGACCAGTAATCTGGGTCATACGCTGGATTGGGATCCCCGTTGATCCGTTCGCGCCGGCCATCCTTCCACGGCGTCCATTCCCCAGTCTTCGGCTTGAAAGGTGTGCTCGGGACCGCGAAGGAGTCCCAGACCCACCCGTACCCCTTGTGGGTGGTCGGCACGTAGGTGATACCCTGCCGCTTCTCGATACGGGCGTAGAGGTAGCGGTCTCGGAGATTGGAGGGCAGTTTCGAGGCTTCCGCGAGGATGACCCAATCCAGTTGTTCCCGGCGGAGGTTTTCGGGGTTCTCCGCGCTGATTACCTGCACCCAAGAACCATTCTTGAACTCGATGTGCATGTTGCCGCCCCGGATGTCCCAGTGCCAGCGGCGGGCCCCCTTCCGCATCCCCATAGCGGCGAAGTCCTGCGCGAGATACCCGAACTCCTTGGCCCCGTCCTGGTAGGTGTTTCCCGTGAAATACACCGTCCCATTCCGACGAGCCAACCACGTGCCGTTTGGCGTCTTGGGGCACCAGACAACCCCTTGGTGCTGTATTCGTTTCACTCCGGCATACCGATGCTTTTGCGCCCCAGGCCAGATCCGGTTGCGCTCGTAGATGCTGAGACGGTATCCATGTTGAGGGTCAGGGCACATCGTCGTCTGATATCCGGCGAGTTGGCAGGCCATCTGAAGGGAACTAAGACGGTCGGAGCGGGACTGCAACACCGCACGCTCGCGCACTTCCCTTCCTCGCGGAGTAGTCCGCTTTCTTTCGTGGCCGTCAGCCATCACCGAAACCGCGATGAACAATTCCAGTTGCGCCTTCGTGAGGCTCACGAGAAACTGCGGGGACACCACCTTGTCTGGAGCGACCGACTTGACGGCGTTTCCGGCTGGTCCATTCAACCCGAAGTCACCACACCGCAAACCGGTCGGCCCGGCTGAGCGATAGATCCAATCCCTCCAGGCCGGCTCGCACCGATCCTTGGCGGAGAGAAGGGAATCTCTGGGCGGGCCCAGCCATCCTCGCAATGACGCGGCAATACGGTCGGCTCCCGGCCCCTCGTTCTGTGAGATCGCGAGTCCGTCGCCGCAGGTATTTTCATGTCCCTCAGTCCAGTACCATGCGATGAGCTCCACAAACGCGTCCGTGTGCGTCGGCATCACCGGGAGATTCACGACGGGAGCCGCGCAGGGAATAAACTCATTCGGCGACCCAAGCGTTTCGGAGGTCACAAATCGGTATCCGCGATCTCGCCGTGGGCCGTTGCCCTTTTCCCCGCTGCTTCCCGTCCATCCCACCAACCAGCGGTGATGGGGAGTCGTCAAGGAATCGTGGCCGCGGAAATTCATCTCCACCATCTCGCCGTCCCACGGATAGATGTGGATGGATTCCACAGACTGCCATTCTGCAAAGCCTTCGCCGTTGATCGTCAGCGCAGTATCGCTGGACCGTACCATCTCCACCGTGAGCCATCCACGCTGCGTCAGAATCTCCGTCTCCACATCCACGCACGGCGCCACGATCCAGCCATGCACATCTGGAAACAGCATGGTACAGCCGACGTGTTTGGCCACGTGGTACGATTTCCCGTCCTGGGGCGGCGTGAAGAGGCCGACATTGCGTTTCCCTGCGTCCACGGCCTCGTCCATGAGGCGCTGGCCGAGTTTGGGCGTGTGGCCCAGGGCGGCATACCAGCGTTGCCTGGACTCGGCCAGGACGGAGCGGGGGATGTCACTCAGCGGCATTGGGACTCCGATGGATCGGGAAGATAGTCACCACCAGCATCCGAATAGGCCGGACGTTCGGCTTGTTTCCTCCGTCGTATTTCTTCCGTGCTTACTGCCACCTCCACGGTGTCATGGCTCCCTACCCATTTCCCGTCGCGCACATACGGCTCCACGGCACCCGTCTCCCAATTCACGCGGTCGGCATCTCGGTCGCTGTACCAGATTTCGGCCACCGACCCCCAGTTGCCGCGATGCAGGGCCGGGGGACGGTACGGTTTCCCGGTCAGGTGTCGGCATGTCTCCAGAATCCGCTCAGGGAGTACCTGTTTCGCCATCCGGCGCGTCCTTCTTTTTCAAACTCGGCGCGACGATTTTTTCAAAAACGCTCATCAGGTCCTCGCCCATCTCCACCTTCTGCGTCGGGGAGAGGCCGCCGACGCCGAGATACCACTGGAGATTGCTGGTCCGCGTGCGCTTGTCCTCGTTGCTGTCCGCCGCCAACCGCTCCACGCCACCGAGCATCTTGGGGAGGTTCTTCCTCACCCGCTTCTTGCAATACTCGCCGGGGTCCGCGGCCACCTCCGCGAAGGCTTGCAGAAAGGCCATGGAGCCGATGATCAGCTTCACCGCCTCCAGGGAGACGGTCTCGAATTGGGGGTCCTGAATCAGCCGCTCGTGAATCTTGTCCGCGCGCTGCCGGCGCTCCGCCATGAGGTCCAAGATGGCAGCGAACACCGCCGGATCCTCCGCGTCGTTGCGGTCGATGGCGGCCTGGTTCAGGGCGGCGATGTCCTGTTCGTTCACTTCACCTGCTCCCACGGTCGCCCACATTCGTCGCATGAGGGACAGGGTACATACGTCCCGTCCCGGATCTGGTGGGTGGATGCTGAGGCACCGCAGGAACAGGCCGGACGCCAGTGGGTCCAGGTGCTCCTGGTGTTGGATTTTCTCGGGACGCGAGGCTCAGTCACGGTCCATGCTCTCCACGGTGAACCGGCCATACCCCCGCGGCCGCGCCGACCCGAGACCCTGCGCCTCGGCCATCTCCCACAGGTCTCCCCAGACTTCTTTGGTCAGAATGCTGGTATCTGGGAACTTCGCCCCGGCCTGCACAGCCCAGGGCAGCAGGTAATCGTAGCGACGCAGGATGGAGCGAGTCCCCATCCGGTCCGTGATCGTAGACCCCCATTCCCGCGTCCCCGTCTCTTCCGTGGCAGGCTCGCCGGTCCCGTTCGCAATCGGGAGGAGGTTTCCCGGGGCGTCCAGCACGATCAGGCCGCGCGTCAGCAGATCCTTCAGGCCCCGGACCTTGCGTGAGAGGCCCAGGGTCGTCGCACAGTCGATCAGCAGCGAGGTGATTTGGTGGCCCCCCAGACACAGGACCCCGGCGGGGTTCCGGCGGAAGCCGCAGGACATACTTTTCTCCTCCTCTTCGGCGGTCTGTCCCGGCTCAATCCCCATGGCCTGCATGTTCTCCGCGATGATCTTCTCCGGGTCGCGACCATGCATCTTCGCCGTGATTCTGACCTCTTTGGAGGACATCTGTGCCCGAATGAGGTTTTCGGTCTTCGGCATCCCGCCAAGCAGCTCTGTGGTGCCGGTCAGTCGGAAACGGTACGTGATCCAGTTCATGGGTAGCTCCTCTCTGGTTTGGGTTGTCGCATTGGATTGGCGCGGTGGGGTACGGGGTGTCGCAGCGGCGTGGCAGGGATCGGTCCGTCGCAAAGGGGTCGGCAGGGCCCGGACGGGGGCGGCACGTCGCAATGGGTCGGTCGGTGGAGGAGTGGCAAGGCGCGGCTTGGGCTGTCGCACAGGTGCGGCAAGGGGTGGCGCGGTTGGTCGCAAGGGCCGGGGATGGCGTAGCTGGTTTGGGCATGTAGCAACGGTTGGGCGGGGAGGGGTCCGTCGCATGGGGTTGGACTGGGTTGGCTCGTCGCATCGGTACGGAAGGGCTCGGCTCGAATCGTCCGCATTGTATAGTCATCAGGGTTGCCCCTGCTCATTGTCGAGGCGGCTCTCATCGGTCTCTGGGTGCCATCGCGTCCGTTGCCCAGCCTGGACCGTTCCAGGAGGTGTTCCCTGAGCCGCCTGCCCTGCGCCCCGAAGGGTCGCGCTGGGTACGTCCAACAGCCCTTCCAGCCGAGCCACCTCCGCCTGGAGGACCCGAATCGTAGCCTTGTGGCATTCGATACAGTCATCCGGATACCACTCCCCGTGGGGGCACTTCCCACCGGGGTGACTCATAGCTTGGACTCCTCCATGTCACACCAGAAGCACACCGTCCCCCGGATCGTGGCGCCGCAGTTGGAGCAGGTACGCAGCGACGGCGTGGACTCGGTGACAGGAGACCAGGAGACACTGGAGGTATCGGTGTGGATGACATCGTACGCATCTGCGGTGTTCGCCAGATGCCGCCAGTCGATGGAGTCGGTGACAGGGGACCAAGCCAGTGGCCGTACGCGGAATCGTTTGGCCCGCAGCGCCTCTTCCATAATATCGCCCGCCCACGTACGGCACCGGAGGCACGTGTGTTCTGGTGACTCGGGGAACGGGAACCACGTATCGGCATGCGCGGTGTATGGCGTGTCACAGACGCGACAGGGAGCTCTCTCGGGATGGTGCTTCCCGCATATAACCTGTCCGGTGTCCCGCCAGCACTCGCAGATCGGGCAGTCCGAGCTCACTCCAGCACCTTCAGAGTCTCATCCCTTCCAAGTTGACCGTCAATCGCTGGAACGAAGTAGAACGCCAAGAGAGTGATCCCACACCGCTGGCAATAGGGAACCGCTACCGCTGTTGCACCCACCCACTGATGAGTACACGGTGTGACGGTCGAGGCGTTCTGGTGTTGCGATGCAAGGGGAACTACGGTTTCAGGCATGTCACACCCGTATCACTGTGGGAGGGGCAGGCGATCACCGGAACACCGAAGAGTGAAGACTGCTCATGCTTGCCATCAGAGAGAGAACCTAAGCACCACGGACAGACATCCGAGGCGTTTTTCATCGTCGATGCCAGTGTGAACTTGGATACGCACACGGGGGGGAGGGGAGGCTGAGGGGGGTGGTCGCCGGGCTCGACGGCTGCCTGGTGGACCTCGGGAGACACGGACAATCCACGCACACCAATTCCTAACTCCTTGATTCGATTAGTGCGCTAGCCTGCACAGTCCTAAGCTAGGAACGCTACTCATCGGATGCACCCGGATCGCTTGTGGCGTTTTGGGTGCCTGCAAGAGCCTGTAGACCTATCCCCTTCCCAGTTACACGTGTACTCCTTGACCGTAACCATGCATCCACTTCATAGCTGTGGGCCCACACCCGCTTACCCATGTAGAACCTCGGCAGTCCCTGGTGGCAATACTGGATATACGTCCACACGCTTGAGACTCCGAGGTACAGCATGATTGCCCGTCGTCCGCGCAGGATACGCGATACCATCGGTATGCTTCCCACGCGATATTGGGTCGTTGACTGTGGAACCACGCCTACCGCCACATGCATCCCCTTACCGCACTTGGCAATCCACGCGGGCGGATGAGGCGCCCGCAAGGTACTCTGACATCAAATCCGTATCATGCAGTCGGTTGTAAGACATTGCAGAGGACAAAATGGTTGTCAAGCAAAAAGTTTGCCACAATAGAATGCTAACCTTACAAACGGACATCTTGTACAAGCAGATTAGAGAATGCACAAGCACTTGAGTCATCCTGGCTCAATCCTTATGGATGCCTATGGGCAGTTCTCCCACAAGACCGCACGTCGGGCAGCCATGGACACGCTTCCCGACCAACTTGCCGTGATACTTGGAGTAGGAGTGCCACTCGGGATCGGTCAGGGTCTTCGGATGGACGTGAGGAGAGTAGTCGTAGACAGACTGACAGACGCGACAGCGGTAGACACGTACGGTTGCCATCGCATGGGAATATTACACGAGATAATTCGCCGTGGTCAAGCAATTTCTTTGCCTCAGCAGCAAATCGTTGGTCGTTTTACGACTACACCTAACAATTTACATTCCGCGTGAACATTGCGATTGCGGATTCACAAGGGCACTTGTGGTCATTCTACGGCATCTTTGTACCTTTGTGAAATAGGAGAAGCGTGCAATATCCGCTACTTACCACTTGGCAAACTGTTTGCACTCTTAGGTGGCAGCAATCAACGCAAAACGGAGGATCCGCCCATGAAAACCTGCAAAGCGATGGTAGACGAGGCTCAGAAGGAAGGCTGGTATCACGTTAATGGCCTGACCGTCCATGTCCGTGTCTTGGATATCCGCACCGTCTTTTCCCGAACTGACTACCTTGTCTCACCTGTGGATGGCGGAGGCGAAACCTGGGTGAGTGCTGACAAGGTCAGTTGGAGCTAATCACCATGCTTACCATGCGTCACCACCTCAACGCCTTGCACATCTACTGCCGGCTGGTGCAGCTCGGCCTCTCTCGAGCGCGCGCCAGACGGTGGGCCCGCCGGTGGGAACTGATTGCCCATCGGTGGCTGTACGCCTAAGAGGAGGAAACACCATGAGCGAGCGATACACAGATTGGAAATGTGCACGGATCAGGGCGGAAGAGATTGCAAATGAAAACCGGTGCCAAGTAGCAATCAGAAAAACCAAAGAATTTGGAAAGGTTGGATATTCGATTTCGATGGTTTCTGTCTTAGATGCGGATTTTATGACCGCTGAGATTGTGACTCCAGAGGTAAGCAAATAAGCCGCACACGGAGGATTCCGCCATGAAACGCAATGGCATAAGCCACACACCTGGACCGTGGAAAGTCGGTGAACAACGAACGGGGGATGACTTACCAGACCCGGAATGCGATATTTTCACCGAAATTATGTCTGGAGACGGCTTGATCGCCCTGGTGGACGCAACCCCCGTAGACGATCAGTCTCTCGAGGCCAACGCCCGTCTCATCGCCGCCGCCCCTGCGATGCTGGAGGCGTGTCGTGTGGCGTCGGACGGGATCAATACGTTGGTTGACTTGCATGGGAAATATCTAAGCGCACTAGCAAAGAAACACGTAACAGATTTACAGAATCTCTTAGAGCGTGCCATCGCCCAAGCCACAAGGGAACCCCATGCTTAGCTACCGCCCGCGTCGGGCAGGGAGACCGCCATGCGACTCGATACGAAAGAAAAGCGTTTAGCGTATCGCTACATTCCCAAAGACTCCACAGAGATCCGCTTTGAGTCGGTCGATGCCGTGGTCTATGCCCAGCAAACAGAGCGCGGCATTATTGCCATCGCTTACCAAGGCACGGCTGCCCATCCTGTCTGGAATTACTCTTTCAAGACGACAGATCGTTTCCAAGACTACGCTACCGAATGGGCCCACCACTTGAGCGAATGGCAGAAGAGGAAAGACGAGCGCAGAGAAGCGCGGAAAGCCCCGCATTGCCTCAAGGTTGGCAATATCCTGCGCGCAAGATGGGGTTATGATCAGACGAACGTGGATTTCTACGAAGTGATTGCAGTCCGGGGGAAGGTCGTAGACGTGCAAGAGATCGGGCAGCATGCCGTTGATCGACGCGGGCCCTCGGGAGATTCTGTCATTCCAATTCGGACCGGCCGAGGGAAGATTTACCGCAGCAAGCGCCCGTCAAGGGATGGATATGTACGGATTGATGACGTGATCAGCGCGCATCTGTGGGATGGAACTCCGTGCTATCAGACTGATTCAATGTTCGGTCATTAACCAAAGGGGATAAGACGATGACTCAACCGAATGACCAACAAGCGAACTCGGACCGGCTGAACAAAGGGGAAGTGGCGCGCCTGAAGGCCATATACACCGCGGATACTGTCCACCATGACCTTTGTACGCTTGGGGTTATCAGGCTGCTGTTGCGGCACATTGACGCCACGGAAAGAGAATATGAGAAGTGTCAACAGGCAGCTCACAAGCAAGCAAACCTGATCCTCCGGTATGAGTCAGAACTGGACAGCATATACTGGCATGCAGATCGGTTCGAGCGCTTTGTGGAAGCTTGCCATACATTCCACAGAACAGATCCAAGAACTGCAACGCTTAGTGAGGCGATCCGACTATATCGAGAAGCTAGAGCAAGATGGGAGAAGCAGTAATGTCTAGCTACCTCACGCGGGCCTACATCGTCCACGAGTTGGAGGCCCAATCCTACGCCCGCGAGCAGCGGGGCCTCGGCCGGCTCGTGGAGGCGGACTACAGCCATATCGAGCAGCGATGGGTAATCACTGTGTACCTCGGCGCCGTCTGTGGTACACTGGCGCCGGACTGGTTCCGGGACGCGTGGCACAACGGCACCCGCGAGGTGCCAGGAGGACGCAGATGAAAAAGCGACTGATGTATGAGGTCCGGGCCACATGTTTCCACACAGGCGAGCCCGACTCGCCGTCCCCGTATGCTGCTTCTATGCTCCGCAGAGCTCTCATCAGCCGGCACTATACCCACGAGGCAGCGGAGCGCGCCGCCAAGTGCGCCAGGTTCGAGGGCTGCACGTGCGGTTGCGCGGTCGTGGTCGAGCGGCAGTAGATCCGTAAGGGCTTTCTCAGGAGGACGCCGATGAAGACTACATTTCGGATCTTAGAGCATGGTGCTAAGCTCACGGCCTGCCGCCGTGTCCTTCGGCGTTGGGAAGAGCACCAGGACAGCCTCGGCGTCGGCGCGGTGTACTGTGGTGGGGGCCATGCCGAGATCTTCGACCTCCGCGAAGGGGAGGGCTGGGATACGTGGACCCCCTATCGTGCAGCCAAGAGGCTCTCAATCGCTGTAGGGTTTCCCGTTCGCGTGGAGTTCTAGTGGCCGACCGGACGCCGGATCGTAATCCGGCCTTTTGGAATCGCCCAGGACGCGGAGGTTACCTTGCCTTCGCGTTCTGTGTATTTCGCAGGGTTCCCGTACCGTTTCTCCAAGCGCCGTGAATACGCCGGCCAGGTGGAGCAGATATGCGCCATGCCGTCGGAGCGGTCGATCCGGATGACCACCTCCATTTCGGCTTCGCTGGAGGAGTACGGTAACGACTTAAAACGTCTCCTAGATTCGATTCTACGCTCACTGATATGCGAAATTCGCGGTATCTGGGAAATGATTTTGCTCAAAAGGGTACTCCTTCAGCCTCTCGTTCTCGAATCCACTCCTCAAGGGCTTTCTTTTGCTCGGCCACTGGTGCCGGCTTTGGGTGCTTGGCGAGCTGCGCCGTCTCGATACCGGCCATGAGATCCCGCAACCGGCGTTGATTTTCCTCACGCGAGAGCAGTTTGGACACCCTACCGGTGTCGCGCCACTCTCCGTTGCCCGGCTCAAGCCTGGATAGCACATACGCCACACACTCCGGGCAGAATCCGTCCGGATCCACGCGATGCGCCCGCGGACAGTACCGGATCGGCGTGACGTTGATCGGCCACCGCTGGCAGTTCGAGCACCATCCCGAACGATCCAGCCATTCCTTGCAATGGCAACACTTTACGTCGCTCGTGCGGTCAGACTCGTTGCCGTTACCGCTGCTCGTGGGCTCTTTGTGCTGCATCCCGTTCTGCCTTTCGTGCGCTGAACTCCATGCAGTTCTTTAATTTCAACCGGATGGCCCGTTTCGTTCTCGGCACGTACCCTACACCCTCGCAATACGCCGCAGCCTCTAACACCAAGGCGTCTAGGTTTTTGGGGCAGCTCGTGAACAGCTTATCCATGGTTTCCCACCATGACAGGTCAGCGAGCCATGCCTTGTAGCGAGACAGGAAGGGAATTGTGGCCACTGAATTGCGAATCGGTTCCCATTCCGGAGGCCAGGAAGCGAATCCATTTGGGGGGGGAGTACTTAGTACGGGGGGTTTTATATTCTCTTCTCTTCTCTTCTTATTCTCTTCTCCTCTTAGACCGTTACGGTGTGATGCACGGAAGCGTTTTTGCCGTTCTGCAACTGTTGAATCTTCTTGGTACTTTTGCCAGTGTTCCCACGTAACGACGAACTCGCCGTTACGTTTTGTGCCCTCCTCAACGTTCACGTGTGGCAACAGTTTTATGCACGGAATCAATTCAGCTTCCGTTACGCCGAACATCGCCGCCAACACTCGATTGTTCTGTGAGATTGTGACCACACCGCCGGTCCCGTGGATCTTCGTGTATGCCCCGAGCATACACCATCGACCGAATCCTATTGGACCAAGGGAGACCAACGCATCATCATCGAGTGCGGAGTGCCACAACTTAAACCACCGCTTTTGATCCGCCATACAATCTCACGAGACTATGAATATATCAGTGCATTCCCCTGCATCCAGAGACCCGGGGCGGTTCATCTTCACGCGGTTGCGGCCGCTCGATCACCTGCTCTCGACTAAAGAGATTCGGCCACACGTCCCGCACGGGCTCAGCCATCACACCGGCAGGCCAGGCTGGGGGTGGCTCGGTTCTCCCTGCGAGGACAGCCACGCTAGGATCGTCTGTAGCCGCAAGAGATCCAGGCTCGCTAACGCCTTTTCCAACTCCATGCCGTCCGTGCTCGGCCAATTCTTGTGCAGGTACATATTGAACCTGGCACGGCTGACTGTCCCGGCCTCCAGATGCTCCCGAATGCGGACGATGCCTTTATCGGTGTCGGAGAGCTCGCCAGCGGGGGCTTCCTGGATCTCCGTTCCCTCAGCTTTCACCGGCTGGGTCGAAGGTGCCGCTGGCGATTCGACCTTGGCCATCTTCTCCGCGATGGCGTCTTTGATGGCGGCCACGAGGCGTTTGTTAACCTCAGCGTACTTGTTCTTAGGATCAGCCGCGGACTTCTCAAAGGTCGGCAGATATTTGTTGAGCGTGGCGAGATCGCAGTCGGCTGGCGCCTTGCCCTTCACGTCGTCTGGGAATGGAAATACGATTGGCCTTCCGTTCTTGCTCCTGACGCCCTCCATTTCCTCGGCTGGCGTACCGGAATAACCAGCAAGAACCGCGACCCAGGCGAACGCCATGCGGCCGAGTTTCGATTGTGCCCGGGTCTGCGCCATGGATTTCACGGCGTAGTCGTCATCCCATCGCTTGATCGTTCGGCCATCCCGAGTCTCGATCTCTTCATCGAAGAAACAGGACGCCTCGGCTCCAATGACATGCGTTCCGTCGTCGATCCGCACAAGTTCAGCCCGTGCCTCATACCCGACCTTTGTGCCGCCTTCGATAACCGGACGGGTCCAAACGATGTCCGTAAGGTAACCATTGAACCGACCGATCGTCTGCCATGCCTCAACTTCAAGATGCGGCTTGCTACCTCCGAGATCCTTAGATAGTCCGGCTTCCTTCACGACCCGCATGAGGGCATTCGCTTGCATCCTGCCCTCGAGGATGAGTTCGTCAGGCGTGCGCTTCTCTCGCGTTGCCAGTGCTTCTGTCATCGTCTACCCCTTCCTGATAGTAACCGAAGGCTCGCCGCCAACCTCCTTCACCAGATCACGGAACCATGATGGGTACGAATCGAAGAGGACGCGGAATTCCTTGGCGACAATACTTCGCTTCGTCTTGATGCATGCCGCCACATTCGTTCCGTTCGCCGCAAGGGAATCCAGCGCGTCCAAGACGGCAGCCTCGTCATATTCCAGTTTCACGGGCCGCTTGCTGAGGAAGGCGGATCCCCACGGCGTTTTGATCTTGTCTCCCGTGGCGATGAGATACGCCTCGAGGAATCGCCTGAGGGCCTGCTCTCTGGCCTCCTGTGCGGCAATCATTAGGCCCCAGGCCCTCACATCCTCATCCATGGCAGCTTTCAACTTCTCGACCGTGGTGCGCTGGCGCAAGGCAGCCCTGACGAGCCGGCCAGCGATGATGGGATCGCTCGGGGCCCAGCCAGTCGGAGCGAGAGTTGCCAACGTCTCGGGATCAGGATCGGGCCTCTGAAGTTCGGCCTGGAATTGATCCATCGCGTCGGCCTGTGCGGTGACAGCGGTTTCATTCATGGCGTTGCCTCCCTTTCCCACTCCCATGGTTTCTCACCTTTTTCGATAGCTGCTTCCCATCGCTTGGCTTCCTCGATACATGCGTCACTTGGGATCTCGTTCCCAAACTCATCCATGTACCGGGCAATATCTTGGCAAAGGTCACGCCGCCCAGCCATCACACCATTGACGACGGGAGAAAGCCGATCCCACCAGTTGATAAGCCAACGAGAATTGGCATCCACGTCGTAATGACCCATCACACCTCGCTCGCCGGCTCCGGCGCCGCGACCGTAACGGAGTGCCACACGCCATTTTTCTTTGCCCAGTGACGCGGACTTGCCAATTCTCTATGATTCTCGGGTGGGCATCCTGTCTGCTCCCGCCTGCCGCAAACCAAGTATGTCAATGTCCTCGACGAGCAACCTGACCATCCAGCCGGCGAATGCACTTGCTGTTGGGTATACCAAAAGCACCACAGAGAGGGGCATTCGCCAGCCCTTACATTTACAGGCTTGATTGTTCTGTCTGCGATCCTGACTCTAACTAGCACTTGCCGTCTTCGGCTCCGGTGTCGCGCCCGGCTTTCCGTTCGCCAGCTCTTTCGTCAGCATGGCCAAGATATGTTCCTTGGTCTTGCGATCCGCGCTCTTGATCCACCCCCACAGCTCCATCCGCTGTTCGCTCGTCATCTTCGGCATGATTATTCCTCCCACTCCAACGTGATCACCGTTTCGTCGTGGTCAGACTTTTCCTGCGTATAGCGTACTTCCGAGATGCACTTGGCCGAATCATCTTCAAGTATTCTTGTAGCGACCAATCCATCCAGGATAGCCTTAATGGAGATTCCGTCCGGATCGCATAGTCGCGTACGTCTGGAGTGGCAGAGGACACGGCATTTTTGAGGCAATCGCGTACTCTCTTTCTTTCCCAGCGATTCATCGCCAGGAGGTTATTCCAGGTAGGAAGTGGGAAAGGGAGGATGATGGTCAGGCGCCTCACTTCTTCGCCTCCAGCAGGAGTGCCTGAAACTCCGATTCCTTGATGATTCGCACCCGCACAGGCTGCGCCTCGGGGGATGGTCGTCCGCCCTTTTTGAGCCTTGCCGCACTGGGCTCGGCCCACGCGCACAAGCCAAAATCACATTCCCACGCCCACGCAAGTATGCCGGGAATTTTCTTCTTGATCACTTCTTCGCCTCCTCCTGCCGGATCGGTTCAACCTCCATGGCGTGGTCATGGCAGTCCTCACAAAGCCGGCACAGCTGACAGATCTCTACGCCGTCCTCTGCGGTCGCGTGGCAGAGAATGCATGCCAGAGGTTCGTCACTCATCGCCGTGTACCTCTCGCAGGATCTTCTCGTAGGCTTCCCGATAGCACAGCTGCCACAGGAAGCCAGCACCGAACTTCTCCTTGGCCATCTGCTTGGCGAGGGCCTCGGCGCGTTGAGCGAGAGGATCAGGCGCGGTCATTCTTCCGCCTTACCATGCTTTGTTTCCATGTGCCGACGTAGATTTTGGAAACTGCGGTGACATTGGGGACAAACGCCGCACATTACGCGGTGTTTTAATTTCTTCAGAGCGGTTCGCTCTCTGTCTAAATTTCTCTCCGCCAAGTCCCGTTGCGCTCGCAGACTGACAGCATCTCGTTTCGCCTCCTCCAATTCTCGCTTGAGGCGGGTGGTTTCCGTTTCTGAGAAAATCCGACAGTGGCCGTTAGGACAGTACCAACTCAATTTCCGTTCCTTACGCTCTCGCTTAAAGGATTCTGGAACGGCGAAAGATATTCCGCATTCTCCGCAAAGCATGTCAACTAAAGTTATTGCAGTCATTCCTTTTTGTCCTCCAGTCGCGGAGCTTGAACTCGCCCGACTCTCCCGTTCCTCGGTGACATCAGGTGAAAGCAGTTCGGCATCACATTCACCCATTCCGTGTCATCGGGCACCTGCACCCACTGGATCACGTCCCTGCCCGGGAGAAGCAGCCGGCAGACTTCTTTCATCTCCTCCCAACTCGGGTAGCGATCCGCGCACGAAACCGAGACGTGGTGCCATGGACCGTCTTCCTGCTCTTCTTGGGTATAGATTATTCGCACTTCGCCCAACACATAGCACTTCGGACCGAAAAGTAAGCCTTCCATGTCATGCACAGGAAGATGGCCGAAATCTACCTCTTGCAATGTGGGGTGCATGCTTTCTTATCTTTCCTGGAGAGGGCGCGCCGTAGCCGGTCCCAAGGAATGACGACCGAGAGCAAGCCAGAGTTGGTAACCCGGTGTTGGATGGAAATTCCCCCTGGTGTCTCATACCACCACCAATAGGGTCCTACCTGATGTGGCTGGGTCCTCAAATCTTTATTGCTCATCATGCGTCCTTTTCTGCTCCTGCCGCGCATACCCGAGCGCCAGAGCCAACAGGATGAAAGATTTAGAGCCACAACAGGGGCAGGCGAGCGCCTCTATCCGGAACACCACCTCGCAATCAACACACAGCACCGCTCGAGAGAGCGGAAGGGCCCACGTCGTTGGCACGCTCATTCCTTCGCAGCGAGTGGAAACCATTCTGGCGTGCTCCGAGTAATGTGCTCGCGCCCTGGCATCGGATGAGCCTCACACCACTCTGGACGAGAGAGACACACGGGAAAACGTCCCTCTCCCATGCAGTCCTCGAATTCCAAGGAGGATCCACAGCGGCCACACTGACAACCCCACTGCCTGCCATCATGGGGAGGGTGGGGACCGATTATCCTCTCCTGTACCCAATCATGCATGCTCATTCCTCTCCGCTGTCGGTCGGGTCTGAATCACCGCAATAAGTACACCGCATTCCCCCATCGTACCGCATGCCGCAGGAGCCACATTCGGGAGCATCTTCCGATGCGAGAATGGCCTGCGCCTCATGATCCTTGCACTCCTCACAGACGCGCGGCCAGCCCACCTCATGCTTGCCGCAGGAAATGCAAAGGTCCATGCTCACTCCTTCGCGGCTAGGAGGCGGGCGAAGTGGGGGAGGGCGATGACTGCATTATTTATTTCCACTTGGTCATCTATGGCACCACACTCGTTCGCTATCCCGTCACGCAAGGAATGTAACAGACCGGAAGAATCAGACAGCGCCTCCCCAGCAGCGAGCAGTTCCGCCTCCATCGCGGCGACCTGCACCTGAAGATTTGTGATCTTGTCTATAGCTTCTTGATAGGTATAGGCTCCTTGCTGCCATGGACCTGTCCAATCCGCCTTCGCCCTAGCGTCGTCCCGTTCCACCTCCAGCGCGGCGATACGCTCTGCCGCCAACCGCGGGGCCTCTTCTAACGCATCATCGCTCGTAGCGTCCTTGGCGATATGCTCCGCGATGGCATTCCGCAGGCGTTGGCCATGCTGTTGCCACCATTCCAGCGCGGCGGCACGCTCTTCTGCCCGCACCCAGCGGTCATGATCCGGGTCCCCGGTCAGCAAATGCTTCATGCCAGATCCTCCAATCACACGCACACTTCTTGCCGCTCGCTGCCCGAAGTGCGACTCGACTTGGCAATGCTCCGGCTGCATCCCTTATCCGTTCGTGCGTCTAATCGGCACTTGACCAGGTGCTCCAACCAGCACCACGCATGCACCTGCTCGCCGCAGTCCGCACATGTGATGGTATCCTCCTGACCGTTACAGACGGCACAGTGAGGAGTCATGGCCCACTCTTGTTTCGCCAAAGTTTAATCCAACAGACGGCACCAACATTGGGGAGTGACTGCCCGGGATACTTACTGGCAGCCCATGCGATGGCCTGTTCTGCCTCTTGCTTTGTGTGGGCCGTGCCGTGCTTGCAAATGTAGGTCATCGCTCACGCCTCGGCTCTTCCCGACTACCGATCCGGAGGAGCGAGAGATACAGCACGCCCAGGAGGAAGCCGAGGAGTATGCCTCCAGCCCCTGAGATAAACACATGGTAGAAGTGATAGACGCCGAACATGGTTACCTCCCGCAGGTGGTGTGGCCTGCGTCTCCCCGCGTCCAGTGGCAAACCTCGTGTGCGATGATCTTGGGATCCTTCACGCTGACAATCGTACTGGTGAGAAAATCCGTGCAGCCGAGGATCGGGCGCCCTATCCAGGTGGTCCCCCGACGCACACACTCGGCTTGCACGGATTGCTGATCCCCGATCCAGAGTTCCACCGTGCCCGCGTTGTAACGCGAGAAGTGGGAGCAGGCCGCGAAAAAGATGCAGGCGAGCATGAGCAGTTTCATCACTCCACCTCGAGGGCGCGGATGGCGTCCCTACATTCTTCCGCCAACCCGCCAAGATCCATGGGATAACTCTCCAGGCGCCGGTGCCTGTCGTATATCCGTTGGCACATGAGCGCACAATGATCTCGCACCGCCTCGGCGTGGGCGCGGATGGCGGCCTCGATTTTTCCTGCCAAGTCGGTATCGCAGCGCCCAGAATGTATCAATACCCATCCGAGGATCTTTTCCGCTCGTTCTTTCGCCGTCATCATGGCATTACCTGTGTGCGTTTTGTCCGCGGCCATAACTCACAGCCCCCATTCAACCGGAGTAGTCCTAGTTATCCTTGTCCCTAAGTGCTTAACTCTGCACTATCGTTGCTTTCATCTTGAGATAGAGCGTGCTAGTGTTGTCCTAACGGGTGACATCCTCCATACTGTAGAATCAGGCATTTAGGTAGAAATGTACCCGGAAATGTGCGCATTCTCTATATGTGCGTCCAAGACTCACCATGCAGGACACGATGAATAGTAGCATGAGTTACATTGTATTTACGGGCTAGCGTTGCTCCTGTGCAGTGGTGCCCTTCTTGCCGAATCATCAAGACTTGTTCGGCGGTGAGTTTTGCTCCGCCGTGTTTCTCACCTTGTTGAGGACGGCGTCGACCTTTCCGGTCCATGTCAAAAGTATTCTCTGCTCGCGTTCCGAGGAAAAGGTGCGATGGATTGCAACACGGGCGAACGTCACAGTGATGCAGGCAAGACATTCCAGGTGGAATGGGGCCATTGGTGAGCATCCAAGCAATTCGGTGAGCCCGTTCCCTGTGTCCCTCCCACCATGACCGACCGTATCCATCAGAACTGATGGCTCGCTTCCAGAGCCAGCACTTTTCCGGCCCAGGCGAACGATCAACCTTGTCCCAGAAACCCTCTCTCGTCATAGATCACCCCGCACGGTCGATCCGTATTACCTTCGGCGGTTGCTTTTCGAGTTTGGAGCGCATTTCGGCTAGACGGTCTTGGGCTCTCCTCATGTCCTGAGTCGACCTTATGCCATAGCGATCTAGCATCGCTCGTGTCTTATGCCCAAGCATTCTCATAACGGTTGTTTCGTCAACGCCTGCGTTGAGAAGATCACGAGCCACGGTTCTCCTGCAATCGTAGAAGATCCTATCCGGATATCCTGCCGCGACCTTCGCCCGCTTGAAAGCTTTGTTCCGGATGTTGTTGTCAAGCCTCCGCCCGCCACGATGAAATACCCATGGAATGATTTGGTCATCGAGGATCCGAAGCGTCAGGCGCCGCTGGATAACTTCCCACATTGGACCCCCGAGAGGGATGGGCCACGCCTGTTCATTCTTCGACTCTTCGACGACAAAACTCTTGGTGTCGATCGACACTGATTTCCATTGAAGGTTCGCCAACTCCGAGGGTCGGCGCCCGCAGTAGTAGGAGAACTCCCACATGTCGGCCACGTCTGCGTCGATCTTCCGCAGTTCCTCGTGGATGGCGTTGAACTCTCCCACCTCCATGAAGCCAGACCGTGCGTCGTGGGGGTTGAAGCAGGTGATCCTGGGGACGAACGCGATCTTGCGATCTCGGAAGGCGAGGTTGAGGACGGCCCGGAAGATCCGCGCGTATCGGTCCACGCTGCCTGGCGCGTACCCTACACCAATCATCTTCGTACGCCATTCGTCCACCCGCTCCGGGGTGAGAGCGTTCGCGCGGATCGGGCCGAACTCCTCCAGGAGGTGGTTCAGATTGTATCGGAGAGACGCCGGATTCTTGGAGAGTGGCAGGCGCAAGGTCCGATATGCCTCGATCAGGTCGGCCACCGTCAACTTCTCGTTGTACGGCCCGACCCACTCAGGCCTGTTGATTTGCTTCAGCCGCGCCTTGAAGACTCCCCAGGCGGCACGTTCGGCATTCTTCTCTGCTACCTGGACACCCGTGGACTCTCTCTTCTCTACCCGGCAGACCTTACCATTTCGCATCGCTGACACCCTGAAGGCCATCCACCAGACATTTCCGCGCTTGAAAATTCTCCCATCGCCTCTTGACATCGCAGTCCCTCCTGACTGCCCTCCGGATGTTGGGGAAGCGGCTGGCCGGTCTCACTCGCGGATAACCGCATCTCCAGACCAAGCCAGCCGCCGTGCGCGTGGCTACACCCGAATGTGCATAACAACGGGTCGGCTATGCTACCGTCCACGTGCATTTTCACTCGGGCCGGCCCGGAGGGTGACCGCTTGCGCCCCCCGCCGCCCGCCAGCGCCAGGGAGACCCGAGATGCTATTTTCTACGTTGTGGGAACAGAAGAAAGATCGTTCACTGTCTGTTCCAGGTCAGCGATACGGTCTTCGAGTACTTGTATCTCTGCCGACTTCTCTTGCTCTAGGGCACACATAGGGCATTGCCTAGTCTCATAACACACGGCATCGTGCCCATATTCGCATAGGTTCATTAGTTCTTCTCCTGCTCTCGCCACACTTTCTCCAGCCGCGTCGTACTCGCCGCCCGCTGCCCGCCTCGGTTGCTGTGGACCTTTTCATGCCGATCTTGCAGTTTGACACGCTTCAGTGACCCGTAGAACGCGACCCACCCAGTGTCCGGACGGCCGCGGGTCATCTCGGTGCACCTGGTTTGATATCAATGCGGAGAACGGCGCCAGCCCAATACGCGGTGACACGACCCTCTTCCAGATCCTTTTCGATCTTGTCGACTTGATGCCCCAAGAGTAACGGAAGAAATTTTGACAGCCAATCTCTGAGTGTCATCGCTTCGCCCCTACCAGTTCGCCTTCGACAATGAGTGGCTTGCCCTGTTTGATCCAAGTCCGTAAGCCATACCCATCGCGTAGGTCGGCTAAGGCTTCCTCGTCTCCCGCTTCAGCCTTTGCCATGATCTGGCGCCGGAGAGTCATAAAGTCCTCATCCCAATCGACACCCTTCACGAAGTCCTCGTAGTTGAGCAGTGGGACGCTGCGCGCGCCACCTTCGCGGATGCCTTCGGTCATCGGACGCTTCATGGTCACCCTTCCTGACGAACGGACACCAGGGCTACTCCGATTGCCACTTTCGCCGTCGTTCCACGCCGTTCCAGCCGTGGTCGTTCCAGGTTCGTCCCGTCACTTTGTCAGAGATGTACCCGGCCAACTGTCCTGATCGCCAGTGGACAGTTTCCACGTCAAAAGCGAAACTAGGTTCAGCAAGGTAACACTTGAGGGCAAGGTGAATGAAAAAGGCAGGCCACGCTTCGTCAATACGCTTCATGCGAGAGAGCAGTTCCCAGAGCTTCGGTTGCAGGCGAACCTGTTTCGGACCATCGGGGGTAAGAATGTCAATGCGGACTGTCTTGGACTCCTCAAGCAGGCATGTACCCATGGCCGTTCCTCCTACGGTCAATGAGCTACTTATTAAAGAATGCCCGAATCACAGCCGATGTTACGATTGCGGCAGCCACGAAACTCAACCCGCGTTCGGTTGGGTCGGTAGCATCTGTAAAGCTATCCACGCCCTTACAACCAGTCAGAAATATCGTCAGAAGAATGGCCCAATTTCTCATCAGCGTGCTCCACCATTGCGAAACACGAGCTCATCAAAGGCTCGCTGGACCTTGGCACTGGTTCGTTGGCCATGCATCCACCGCCAAACCATATTCCAGGAGACATCGGCCTTTGACGCGACCATGCCATACGTCACCTTGGACTGGTCCAGTAGCCCTTTGCGAAATTGGAATTGCTTTTGCGCTTTGGTCATGCTATCTCTCCGTCAAGGTCAAGGTCTACCGAGACCTTACCACGAACAGTTTGCTATGTCCAGCGAAAAACGCAGATTCCGGAAAAAAAAGTGAACCACGTCGTAAGTGTTTGCAAATGCGAGGGTCCGCCGTGATGTGCCCCATTTGGGAGAAGTTCAGAGATCGGACACCCTGGGAAAAAGCCGTGAGAGAACTAGGCTTGTCGGTCCTCCTTAGCTTTGGCAGGAGTAATAGGACCATCTCAGATTGGAGGCGTCCACTCCCCAAGGGCGGGGTCCCAGCGCACATCATGGAGCGGGCCCGGGAGAAAAAACGGCTGGAAGATATCTCGTGGGAGCGGGAAATCACTGTCTCATCGAACCAGGCCCACCTTCGCCTTGTGAAGACCAAGGTGGAGGATAAAGAGATGATTTGGACCAATGCACACCAGCTCATTGATGAGATGAAAATCCATGGCCTCGACGATGTGATGGAGGCCATAAACGCTGTGATGAGACGATTATTGGACCTCGTGCACAGAAAAAACCTTGACATCGAGCGAGCGAGAACCCAGGATAAACTACAGGAGCCGTGACGGAGGGGGAGAAGGGGTTGTGATGCGAATAGCACTCATGGTGATTCTGGCACTCGTGCTCGTCTCCTGCGCGCACACGGAGCAGATGGGACCCCAGCGGGCTGAGGCCTGTCGGACGGCAAATTGGTCATGGGTCGGGGCGAACGTTGTGGACATCGGCCTAAGCCTGGCTGGTGTTCCTCCAGTTGCGTCTCTGGCACACACGGCAGCAGAAGTGACAGTATGCCCGCCTTCGTCCCCAGGGCAAGTCCCAACGGGAGTAGAACCGTGAAGGACCTTATCGCCTTGATGATCGCGTTTGCCTTCCTGCTCTGGATTGGAGTGCCAGTAACCATATTGGTTGTCGTGATGATCTGTATGGCACTGGCTGTGCCAGCGTTGTGGTAGGGATGCACGAAATAAGCATGCCCCGGGACAGGTAGTATCCTGGGGCATGCCGTTCGATTAGGACCACCTCCTTACGGAGTGTTTTCTTTTGGGGTCGTCTTCAACACGCATTGCTCATCAGTCACCACGACCTGGGAGTCTGGCGCGTTCGCCCGGCCCACGTTCACGATCGCATTCCCCCCCCACAGATTTTGCAGCTTGACGCTGGCGCAATAGGAGGATTTGTCCTTGGCCAGGGCCTCGATCACGGCCGCGTTGCCGCTACATCCGGCAAGACCGATCAGTAACGCGAAGGGTAGGAGAATCCTCACCGATGGCCCCACCTTGGCTACCACGCCTTTCGTGTAGGGGATCTCCGCCGGCGTCCCGTCCGGGTTAGAATAGTGCGCCAACGTCGCCACGATGAGCTGCAAGCCGGCCAGCAGGCCGGCGCCGAGGGCCTGATACTTCGGCGGCAGGACTTCCCCCATGCCGTTAAGCACCTGAATTGCGGTGGCAATCAATTGTAGAATGACGTTCCATGAGAGCTTCACCTGTTATCTCCTTTCCCCCCGTCCCTCGGGCCGTATCCCTCACATTTCCATCCCCCCTCGTATCGGCACACACAGGCGTGAAACCGATCGGCGCACTCCTGCGGCGTTAAGGTGAGCAAATAGAGCATCAGGATCCACATGTGCCATTTCCATCAGCAATCTGCGGGCGCGGCTCAAGCCTGCCCCACCAGCGCAGATAATGCGAGTGATTGACGAATCGCCTGGCCCGGCCTCGAGTGCCTTTGGGCTTCGGCTCCACCATTTCACCGCACCCACAGCCACAGGGGACCGACCCCGGTTGTGGTCCAGGCGACAGGACGGGGGGCGGCGCAACGTTCAACGTTGAACGCGGAATGTTCAACGTTCCTGGTGCCATCGGCGCCATGACTTCGATGGCCCCCTTCCCGACGATGCTCTGGAGCTGTCGGAGCATCGCCGTCACGTCCTCGGGGCCAGCGTCCCGGGCCCGAACGGTGAACTCGTACTCAAATCTGGGGCGAAATCCGGCTGGCATACAATTCACCTGCGGTCCAGGTACCGCCAGAAGCACTCCACCCAGCGCCTTATGGCGACACCGTTACTCCGAGCTGGGAAGGCACCGCAGGTATCCCAAAAGGGACGGTAAGCCCTGCCGTGTTGCTGTAGGCCGAGTATTGCTTGGTCCCCCCAGGTGTCCCGTCCACCGTGTTCCACGCATTCAGGCGGTAGCAGTAGGACGACCCACTCACAATCGTGGCATCGGCGTACGTCTCGACGTTGGCACCGGGTGTGGCGATAATCGCCCATGTCGCGGAGGTGGCTGGGCATGCGGCCGGCGCGCGTTCGACGTTGAATCCCATCTCGTTGTTGGCGGTGTCCGTCCAAGTGAGCGTGGCCGTCGCTGCGAAGGCCGGGAGTGCCAGGAACAGAACCGCCAGAACTACCAGCACGTATCGCATCATCGTCTCCTTTTCTCGATTCTCCCGTTCATCCAGTCGTGGCGCCAGTAGGCGATCTCGGACCAAGTGGCACTTTTTTTGGGTCGCGCTCCACATGGAGATGATCTCCTTCGACCACGACATCAAAGGGCTTCCCAAGCCGTTCTTCCAGGAGGCCGGCCCATACCTCCGCATAATCCTTGTCGCGAAGGTCCACGGCGAGGCCCAAGCCGCTCGGGGAATTCTGCTGGTAATGCAGGCTATTCCGGGCATGCACGCCGTCTCTGGGGTGTCCCTCGCAGCCCGACGTGATAACCATGTCGGCGTCGATCAGCCTCCGCAAGGCCTCCTGGCGGCACTCGTCAATGACGGTCAGGACCTCCCGCATCTCGGGATCGAGGTGCTCGATGTCCACGCCCCCATTCAATTTCATGCCTTGATGCCTTCCTCCCCCCTCCTCCGGTTTTACGGTCCATGCCGCTGCTGGCCCCTCAGTAACTCGATGAACTGCGCCCGGCATTGCTCGTGGAGTTCATGAGAAGCTGCATCGTGTGCCTCTTTCCAAGCATCCAATCGCAGGACACTTCCATTGAGACGGGCCAGGTGGTCACGAATGGCGCTGAGGCGTCTCACGCCGTACCAGATGCCTGGTGCGATGACGGCTTCTAGGATGGTGTTGACGTTGAAGTCCCAGACGAACTGCATATCACCTCCCTATTCTTCCGATTTACGGATATACCTGGAAAATGGCGCAAGGCCACGTTGCAAGAGGTAGTCTGCCAAGGCGCGGAGTCCCTGCGGCGGAGTGAATGGGGCACGGCCAGCGTACTGAGCCCCGAGGCTTGGCAGGAGTGACCGAAGCGGTGCTGTGATGAGCCTCGGTGATCCGCCAAACCCTCTGGCCGTTTCCATCGGGACATCTACGGCACCACCGGCGGTGGTTGCTGGGATATCGCGCGTTCCCATCTTGCCACCGCCAGGCCATAGAATCTCTCGAAGCCGTCCGAAGGCGTCCGGGCCGATCTTCTTCTCAATCTCGGACTGGTTCCGGTTCACGTAATCCTGGAGGAAGGAGATATTGAGCTGCACATCCTTGGGATACCGGTTGAAGGCGTGCCGCTCCTGAAGCATTTTTAGAAAGGTGAAGCCAGCCGCGGCCGTCTTGCGGTCTGCCTCGAACTGCGCGGACAACGCACCCGATGGGTCGATCCGGTTAAGTTCGGATTTCGTCTTGTTGATGAGGTCGCCATACTCAATCCTGGATGGCTGCCCCACGATGGTTCGTGTATTCGGGTCGGCCTTCGCGCCTCCATACCCGGTGTGCCCGAGGCCCTTCAGTTCGTCCCACACGGATGAGATAGGCACGGATTCCAGTTGGTCAGCCCTCGCCTGCATTGCCGCGATATTCTGTGGAGTGAATTGTCCCTGATTCGAGGCAATCTGTTGTCGGATGGCGCGCGCCTTCGCCAAATCCTCCGGAGCGATTAGTTCTGGGATCCTCAATCGTTGACCACCAAGCGCCTGTTCAAACCGGTTCTTCAGTCCGGCGTAGTAATCGAAGAGCGCACCCTTCCCCAATTCGAAGTTCCTCGCCATCTGGTCCAGGGCGTGAGGATCACGGGCCCCCGCGAGGGCCGGGACGCGGGATTCAATAACCTTCCCGATCTCGCCGGAACGTTTCGCGTTGATGTACTGCTTCATCCCGGGCAAACTCCGGATGACCCAACCGGCAGCCGGGACAATGGTCTCACCGGTTGCCGCTCCAAGGCCGCCAGTAGCCGCACCCTTGCCGGTCGGTTCCCCGCTGACTTGGCCGCCGAGTTCGCCGCCCACCGCCCCGCCCGCTATTCTGGCGGCTGCGGACTTGACGGGGGTTAGGCCAAGTTTCGTCGAGAGCGCGTGCATACCGAGCGTTCCGAGTGCCATGCCCAATTCAGCTTCGTTCTGGGGCAGTACAAACTCAGATATCGTCTGCGCGGCGGGACCACCTGTTTTTCCAATCTCCCGCATAGCGGTACCGACTGCTGACTGGTATGGGGTCTGAACCTTCGGGGTCTTGGGGGACATGCCGAGGATATCAGCGGCCTCCTTGACACCTTCCGGAGAGACCTGGATGTTCTCCTGGGCGTACTTCAGGATTTCGGCGTCCGATGCCCCTTCTGGATGGGTAACCTCGTAATCCTTCCCATCTGGGCCGGTAACAGTCGTTGTCGGCATCTTATTTCCCCGGGCGTTTTATGGACCAACCGGGAGCACCGCCTGTTGCCTGCGTACCTGGTGTGTTCCGCAGTGGCACCTTCGGGATACCGCGTGAGAGTCGATTCAACACCGCCTCGAAAGCATCCAGTTGCTTTGCGGCATACCCGCGTGTGGGCGTGGCTGGGTTCGGAATTGTCTGGAGGATGGCCGCCCGCAACTCATCACTCCCTTGGCCGGCACCCAGCACCGAACGCATGGCCATAGCCTGCTCACGAAGTTGGAACAATTGAATGAGGTAATCCTGCTGATCCGGCGTGAGGGTTTGCCCAACCGCACTCTGGAAGAAGGCCGAAATTGCCCCCGGATCTCCCTTCCGCATGACAATAGCAATTTGCGATGCCTGCGCCGGGCTGAAATCTGTCTGCAAGTTCTTCAGTGCTCCCCTGGTTTGCTGGATACCCCCTCGGATGTCCTCCAGGAGTACGGTTTTGTTGAGAGCAGGGACGCCAGCGGCCGTCGGGATATACCTCCCAGGTTCCGACTTATTCGCGTCCAGGGCGTCCTGGAGGCTGATCACGGTAGGCCGGTTCTCGTTCTGGGTGTCCAGCATGGTCACGGGGCGGCTCTTGGCGAATGCGGCTCCTCGCGCCTCTCCCTGTGCGCCCTGTATTGCCTGCTTTTTTGCGAGGATCTTCTGTGCTCCGGCTTGATCGAGCATGGTGCCATCTTGCAACTTGATGGCTGGCCGCACCCCCTCGGCTACGGCGATAATCACGTTGTCGGGCACGTTCCCAAGGTTCGGTTCTGGCTTTGGCCTCAACCCTCGCGCGTCCACAATCTTTTGAGCGGTCGCTTGGTCCAGCATGGTGCCGTCTTGGAGTTTCTGAGCGGGAACCGCTCCAGCGGCCACGTCTAGGGCGAGGCTGTCAGGAACTGACTGGGGAGCCTTCTGCGTCGGTTCGGCAACCCGAACCCCCGTCTTCGGGATGCTGAGGCTGACTTGCGATTCCTCCGGAAGACCCATCCCCTGCCTGATCCTTCCAAACAGGTCGGGGGCCGTCTCCTTCACGGATGGAATCATGCCCGACATAGCCTGCTCACCGGCCCCATAGTCGAATCTGCCAGGAGAGACTGGCTGAGTGCCTTCAGGAGCAACTCCGCCCGTTACACCCTTCCCACTGAGAATGCGGTCCAACACGGACTCCGGCATGGGGACGGTCCCGATGACGTTGCCACCCTTGATGATCGCGCTCCCGGCAGGTGCATGAGTAACCGGTTCTGGCTTCTGGCCTTGAAGGATCAGGGCATTCCGTAACGCCAGGTCTGACTTACTCTGCATGAGCTTGGTCGCTGCTTCCTGCTGCAACGGATTGAGTGCCTTGAACTGGTCCACTGCGGCTTTCAGTTTCATCTCGTCATCCAGGGACCGCGAATACCCCTGGTTGACACCTCGGCTCCAGGCGCCCCCGAGGTCCCCAAGGACATCAGCGAAGACACCCATGGCTACCTCCTCAACTGCCCGAGCGTTTCCAGTAAGGCGCGGACAACTGATTCCTCCCGGCCCTGATTGCCAGGCCGTTCCATCATTTTCGGGACGAAGATGGCTTTCTCGGGGCCGGCCTCGCCGTAGACGGCTCGCCTTGGACCGCGACTTGCCGTGGAGACGCCGCCTCTGGCCCAATATCCGCCATCGGCTCCGGAAGCACTACTGTCCATCCCGCCGCCGCCAGTGTTACCGCCGCCACCGCCCGGTTCCCCTGTGCTGCCGGGGGCCGCTCCTTCAGGTGTGCCCTGTTCAGCGCTTGGGGTAGATGCATCAGGGGCACCTCCCGGCCCGAGTTCAGACCCCGGCCCAAGTCCAGCGGACAGTGACTTCGCCGTCTCCTCTGGACTAGGTTCTGAGGGCGCACCAGGGCCGGTCTGTCCCATGATTCCGCCCCGCCTGGCTTCGGCCATGGCCGCTTCCTTCGCATTTCTGGCTGCGTCCCTCGCCGCCTCTGCTTCCCGTGCCGCGAATTCCCCGTAGGTGTTGCGGATGTCATTGATGTCTACGTCGGTCAGACTGCGTGCTTGGGCCATGCGTGGGGCAGATCCGAAGACCTTTCCGAGCACAGTGCTGACAGCCTTCACCGGACCAAACGCTCCGATCGGGCCAGGCACCGCTCCCATGGCGAGGCCATATCCGAGGTTTCCTAACGTTGTTGCAAGGCTGGCGTAATCTGATACCCCAAGGCTTCCCCAACCACCAGGAGGGGCCCCTGTCAGTCCGGTATAGCCCTCTTTGGTCTGGCCCCAGCCACCGCTCGCCGGACTGGGGCCCTCGCGCCCTCCGCCTTCTCCTGGTGTCTGATTCAAGACTGAGTACACGCTGCGCGTCGGACTGGCCGACTCACCCACTTGGGGGGTGGGGGCGGATTGTGTCAGGGAGCGCCAGGGACCGTACAGCCATCGAGTGGGGGTTCCCATGTGATCCTCCTACCAACCGAAGATACTGCTGACACCACCCCAAGCGTTCTTGAGCCAATCCCCGAGGGCTGAGCCGCTCTCTGCCGCTCCGCCCCCAGATCCGAGTATCCCTGACATCGCCTCTTCGCCAGCTCCGTAATCCATCGAGCCAGCAGGAGCGGCATCGTAGCCGGAGAAGTCGAAGGTTGGCACGTCCGTGTAGGATGCGTAGCCGCTCACATCTTCAGCGGACGGACCACCCCGCAGGCTCTCATATGCATTGGTCAGGGCGCCAGTACCGGACCCCCACAGTTTTGCCAGACCGCCGACGAGTCCCTTTCCGACTGCGGGCCCCATGCCTTTGCCGATGCCCTCCATGAGCGGAGAGCCAATCTGCGAGATGGCACTTGGCTGCATGGGCAGACTGGCCATGGTCTTGGTGTAGTTCAGCCGGTTCTCACGCTCCCGTTGCGCACGACTGGTGAGGATATCGCTGGCCAGGCGGTTGTACGTGTTCAGCGCCGTGCCACGCGGAGACGACATCCCGCCGCGCGCCGCCTGTTGTGCCCCGATCTGGCGCGCCTGGTTCAGGGCGTCATTCAGGACCCGCTCATCTTCTCCCTGGTAGTCGAATTTAAGATCTCTGTAGGGAGCAGCGATTTCCGGCGTGAAGAAGGCCATCTCTGGGTCCTCCTAGACCCTATCCCACCATCACAAACGAATGCTCGCGGGGCGGCCCCAACTCCATCGTCCACACGAGCGGATGATCTACCGTAACTCCCGGAATCACGAGCGTTTGATAACCAGTTTTTGAAATGGTAAATACGTGTGGAGAGTAATCCGTCTCAGTCTTCACCTGATTAAGCCACTTCTTATATGGGACGACTTGTTGAACAATATTCCCGCCCGCATTTGTCGCCACATTAAATATCGTATTTGCTCCTGCGTCTTGACAAAGGACCGTCGCACCTGAAATTGCTGCCCCATTGTCATCTATAACATGAATGTCACATGTAAACTGAGCGAGAACGTACCCGCCATTAGTATCAATGGTGACAAGCGCCGCAGTTGCAAGTGGAGATACACAGTTCTGCAATATAAGTGCAGCCGTTGACCCATTTGTACGATACGTTCGCGTTGTAGACGTGGAATTTGTAATAGAAACGCCAGTGCAGGTAACAGCAAAATCTCCAGAGTATATACCGCCAAACGGAAAGGAGATTTGTACCGTATCAATAAGATTAAGTGATTGGCCGAGATTCAAATAAGCGTTCATGATCATCGTTCGTATAAGTTGACTTGATGTTCCATAGATCAGAAAATTTTGCGAACTAGATCCTCCAGATGAGACAAGGAAGCTATCTATACAAATGAGAACGCCGCCATTTCCCAGACGCGTAATCACTCCAGTATTAAAAGTTAAAGTAGAAGCATAGACTTTAAGCGTGTGCGCTTCCCCATACTCACCAACCCAGCTATAGGCAGTATCTGTTGTCCAATCAGAATGTCCCCCAGTGTCACCACTTGTTAGTGTACCAAGTTGTACGGTTGCAGCACCGCGAAGTCGATAATACGCGCCAGTCCATACGACGCTTTCTGAGATGCTAGTAAAGTACGTCGAAGTCGAGGCGTCACCAAAATCCACTTTTGCAGTAATCCTGTACTGTCCATTTCCGAGATCCCAGATCACGCCCCACTGTGGCTGTGTAACCGCCACGGTCCCATCCGCCCACACGGTCCCGCCGCCTGCCGCGTTGTCAGAGCAATCAATGTTCGTGATGGTCCGAAATCGCTGGGTGGTAACATAAGTGCCATTCCCGGCGGTCACGTCGATGGATTCGGTCTGCGCCGCACCCCAGGCGTCCGTCCCGGTGATGAAAATGAAATCGGCCTCCGCCGTCTTCGATGCTACGGTGAAGCTGATCAGGAGGGCACGCAATTCCACTGGGGTAATCTGATAGGTCAACGCCTTTGTATTGTTGTTCGGCGCCCACGCCGCCAGCAGCGTGACGCTGCCAGCCCGATCCGCCGTGACGAATATGGCGAACGTCGCAGGCGTCCCGCTCGTCCCCCCGGTCACAACGGCGGTGTTCGTCGATTTGGTGTAGGTCCAAACAATGGCCATGTGCTATACTCTGTACATGCGGCTAGTGTACCTTCTCGTCATCTGGTTTACCTTCGGGTGCATCTTAGCGCCTTCAATTGGGCGGTGGCTCAAATCCCGCCAACCTCCGCAGGACGAGGATTAAGGCTGCCGCCAATTCAAGAAGACGGTATGGCCGTCAAGAGCCGTCTTACACGCATTGATGATAGTGCGGATGGCTTGGCCTTCTGTTTTCAACTCGCTGTCGGCACCCGCGAAGGAGGCCCCAGTCACAATCACGTCGATCTGATCTACGGTCTCCATGGCCGCGTTATAGAAGTTCTGCATGATGGCTCGAATCTGGAAGGTGGCATCCTCCATCTGCTTCGTGGACCATGCAGTGTTGAGTTTATCGAGAACGGCCATTGAATCCCCCCCTATGTCGGACTGATAAAGATTAGTAGAGTCGCCCGGGTGATGCCAGCGCACGAGTCCACGTTGAATCCGAACACATCATTGGCAGCCACGGCGGTGGTCCATGTTCCGACTGCGCTCGATTGGGTGAAGTCGTCGGCGGCCAAGGTCGGTTTGGCAGCAGCGGTGATGGTGTTGGCCACCGTGGGAGGATACCCAGCCGGGGTGGTCTTCCACACGTCCCATACGATGTCCCCAGCAACATCCGCCAAGATCGACCATCCCGTAATTGTGCCAGCTACCGGGAACTGCCCGTAGCCTTTCAGCCCATCTGCGATCTCCACCCCGGCCCCGTCTGCGGTAATCCCGATAAGTCGGGCACTAGTGCCGGGAATTGGCAGGCTCACCAGTTGCTTCCCAGCGTTCGTAGCCACCAGTTCGGAAGCATTCAAACCTGTGACCGTCGCCCCTGTAATAGTGGGGCTGGCATCCCACTCCGGCGCATTCCCGATACCCTTCGAGGCGATGACCTGCCCAGCGGCAGCGCCCTCGATCCAGGCCAAGGCGAAACTGTTCTGGTCGAAACTGTTGTAGACGGCCAAGAGTTGAGATAGCACATCGTTCAGGCGCCCCAGTTGGCGCTGATCGGTCAGGTCCGTAAGCTTGCCGGCCAAAAATAGCCGCTCGGCCATCAGTCCATCCCGAGAAGCCGGAAGAGTGCTTGTCGTTCCTCATCGGAGACCGGAGCCATCTCATATTCGTTCGGGTTGAGCCAGGATTTCGGAGTGTACTTCTTTTTGTTCGTTCCCCAGATATCGTAAATCTCCGTCCAGGGGCGGGTGACGTTCTTGGGATCCAACCCGCCGCCTCCTGGCCTGAGACGGCGAAACGGCCCTGAAGTAAGCCCCATCGCGGCTTCGCTCAAGGGCACTCTCGGTGCCTCGGTTCCCCGGAGATAGTGGTACAGTTGGGAGAGCAGGGGAGCCGGTACGGTCATCTCCCGTTCGGGACCTATCGTCCGGATGTCACTCAAGGCGTTCCAGGGGTTCTCGTTTGGCATCAGTACCGTCTCCCAGGCTGCACCGTGCCCTCAATCGTGATCGGCCAATACAGAGCCATCTGCGCCCCCACGGTGCGAAATCGCACTTGAAACCAAGGGGCACGTCCTGCCAATTTGATCCACCCGTACTCCGCCGCGGCCGCCATGTTGATACTGGCCGCCGTCGCGTAGGTCGCGGTGGTGAACTCACGCGGATGCCGCGCTGTCCGATACTCCACGATGAGTGTCCCGGCCACTTGGGTCTCGTAATTGAGCTTGACCCGGCGCCAAGTGACCACCGGATGTGGAGGACCCGCCGAGACCCAGGGAAGGGCGAAGTGGCGCGTGATGGCCGTGCCGTCCCAGGTCGCCCCATCGTTTTGGTGCGAGACCCGCCCCGTGTACCCGGCGGTGAGCAGGTATTCCACATCACCCTCGTACACGGTCTCAGCCAGGGCCACGCTCTGACCGACGATCGGCAGCCATGCCTGTTGCGTTGTGTTGATGGCAATCCCGCTCGTGTTCTCCGTTCCGCCATTTGGCGTCCAGAACCAATAGAGCTGATTCTCACCGTGGAGGCGCCCAGCCACGATGGAACCCAATCGAGTCGGTTCCACGTCACCCAGGGTGGGCGTCACGATCTCCGACGCCTTCTGAGTTCCGATGCCGGCGAATCCATGAATGCTGTCCCGCCACCACATGTACACGCGGCCCGCTGACTCCAGCATGCCCCGATGCGAGGAAGAGCCGTGCTCGGTGGTCACCCGTTGGACGCTGAAGTCATAATCCGGGTAGAGCAGGTTGCGGAACTGCACGGAGACCGCGTGCACACTGTTGTCCTTGGTGGCAAGCATGTAATCGGCGTAGGGATGCGCCCCAGTGATCTCCGTCCCGTCGTTCGCGTCGATGGAGTTGACAGAAGTATCCACCGTATCAAACTCGTCCGGGGCACCAGCCGGCGAGAAATACTGATCAGAGCCGGTGTGCCCCAGGAGCATGTTCTTCCACGAGGTGAGGATCTGGCAGGGCGGCATCACCGTGGCGTAGATCATGTAACAGTCATCAAACCAGCAGTTCACGTCCACGCCGACCGCCGCGTCGATGAGGAACGTCAACTTGGCAATGTTGTTCCAGTTTGGAGCCCCGGCACCGACGGCGAACGCGCTCTTGAGCACCTGGACGAGGTTGAATCCATCGCCCAACGTCCCCCAGGAAGAGGCGACAAGCTGATAGTAATTCGCATCCGCCGCATCCCCGAATCGGATGTAAGACGAGGCGGCCGTCAGATTCGCCACGCTGTCGATATAGACCCAGAAGGCGATAGCGTCTGTGTCCGCGTAATCTCGGGCCGCCAGCAGTCCGGTCGTGAGATCCCAGGCGGTGGCGGGTGTCAGCGTCATGCTGGCCGTCGCGCCCGCCAGG